GTGAGGGTGGTTTTTGTGTGTTGTTTTGTTGGTGGTGGTCCCCCCGCGGGGGAGAAAAAGACGGGGGGGGGTCGATTTTTATAAGATAATAAAAAAACCAGCAAGAATGATTATCGTTTTTCTCATCATAATCGTCTCTTTCATCCTCTTGTTCTATAAGACGATCAAACTTTATAAGTACACTTCAGATTGTTTCACAAACATCGTCGAAAATGAAACGATTCAACTAAGGTACAAGATGAAAATCGATGGACAAGACGTAAAGAATGTAAGGAAGACAATGTTCAACACGCTTTATGTCTTCGTGATTATACCAGATGAAGTGAGAAAGACGGATCATATGAGCTACATCATAAGCCACTTACAGCTGATCGAAGAATCCTTACAAGTTCAGAATCTTTATGGCCTTGTAAGTTCTTCACGTGAACAATTTGTAAGTGTAGAAAATGACAAAGAAAGAACGATTTATCTCGTAAAGTTCAAGCCGATCATTTATGGTCTTGACCTTTGGAGAATCCTCGTCTTCATATTGTCGATAATCGTCGCAATTTATAATAAAGAAATAGCAGAATTTGTATGGCTAATGTTTTAAGTGGGAACGATCATTCCTACATCCTTAACCCAAAGATAAAAACAAGAGAGCGGTCTATCGTCTTCTCGAACAACTCTTTCATGGACAGTTTCGGGAGAACTTTCCTTGATATGTCAGAGTTCTCTGTAAAGTGTGAGAGATCATCATCCACAATCATCACGATCGATCCATATGAAGAGGTAAAAATCCCTGCATTCAAGAACGTGATCTTCACATGTTTCGATGGATCTGTTGCGCACATGAACGATGCACAGATTCGGAGCAAACAGACTTTATACTTCAATGTGAATGTGGAAGTTGAGAATCTGAAAGATACACTGTCGTGGAATTCCAAAACTACTCATCTGAACATAAGTTTTGTGTTCCCACCTTTAATGAGTGAAGGCATCGACGGAATAGCTAACCTCCAAACACAGAATATAAACATTCAAAGATACCTCTCGAAATCTGGCAAGTACGTCGCTGATGTTGAAGATATCACTTTCGAGCATCTTCATACGCAGGTAAAGTTCAACATCCACTACGAATATGACGAGATTTTGAACGAACACGATCTGAAGATAAGCGACTTCAAAGTTGCGGGGAAGTTCAGTGGAGGTGGAGAAATCGACACTGAATATAACGTCACGAAAAAGTCACGAGTTTTCATGCTCTCACCGAACATGGACTATCAGTTAGATGGTGTGGAATCCGTTAGATTCCTTTACAGTCGTGAAACATGGGACAAGCTGTGTGATAACGGAGCAATTCTGAGAAAGTACACCGCCCTTGGAAGTGAAGAAGACGTTCGATTAGAGCACGACATGTTCCAATCGAAGTTCTCTGTCGCAGAGTTCCGTGGGATTTCGATCGTTGTCGAAAACAACTCAGAAACCGAAGGTCTTCTTCAAGAGGTCTCTGTAGAAAAGATCTACAAGAAGTATGATGAATCGTTCAACTGTTCGATCACGTGTGGTGCTCTCCGAGAGCATGACGTTTATCACAGCTTCGGTTTTGTGAGACCTCAAGGAAACAGCGTATCTTTCAGAAATATAACAAGAAAAAAGATCGATTTACAAGTTTTATCTTATGAATAAACTCAACCTTTTATCAATTCTTAAAGTGTTGGTAAAACAGGAACTGGGAAATGTCACAGTCAATGGCAATCTCCTCAGTTATAACAGTGGTGTGGTGTCCAATAATGTCACAGGTCGTACATACAACGTCGTGGCAAACTACAATTCACTGAATCCAAATGTCGTATCTTGTATGTTCTCCACTTCACATGATACGAGTCACATGGTCTTCGTAAGAGGTCAAGAACGATTTGATCTTCTTCTGAAGCTCATGGAAACATGTCAAGACAAACAAATGTAACTTTTTAATTTCAATCCAAATATGACTAAGAAAGAATTCATCACAGCTCTCGCAGATCAGACTGGTGCAACTAAGACGCAGGTAGAAGCCATCGTCGGTGCTTATCACAAGACTATCATCGAAAGTCTTAAGAAGGATGAGCCAGTGACCTTCGTTGGCTTCGGTACGTACTCATCCAGAGTTCGCCCAGAGCGTGAAGCCTTCAAGCCTGGTACTAAGGAAAAGATGACAGTACCTGCAAAGAAGGTCGGTAAGTTCAAGATGTCAAAGTCTGTAGAACTTTAGTAGAAAAAGGAGATAAACGAATTCGCAATGAACGGATGGGGGGGGGTTTGTGGAAAAAAAGAAACCCCCTTTTTTTTAAAAAAAAGAACAACAAAAAAAGATGTCGAAAATGTCGACGGAATCGACACCGACGAACATATAAGAATGCTTTCGATATAAAAATGGAAAGAACGAATTAGTCAAATCAAACTTAATAAAGAACAAATGAAAGCCAAGAAGCATCAAGTAGGCATGTTCGATCACATGTTCGAAAAGGGAAAGATCACGTTCTTGTTGGATGGTTATTCAGCAGGTTCATCTGGTAAAGGCAAATGTGAATCTCTCATCGTAAAGAACACCTCGTTCGGCACTGATGGTAAGCGTCTTGCGGTCTGTACTACGAACTCTGCAAATGCATCACATTGGGTTTATGATGACGGCAAGAAGATGATGTTCGAAGTTCTGCCTTCATCGGCTTATCTTCACGAAAAGCTCGAATTCGTTGCTATCGGTCACGGTGCATCATTCTCCGTTGAACGTCTCTTCGAAGAAATCAAGATGAGTGGTCTTCCTCTCGATAAGCTCTTCATCCACCCCAAGGCAGGGATCATCACCAAGATCGATGAAGACTATGAAAAGGGTCTTTGCGATATCGACGGAAACTACGGCACGTCAGATCATGACGGCACAATCGCAGGTGGATCTACCTGCTCTGGATCTGGTGCAGTTCGTGCAAAGAAGGTTGTTCGAAACAAGACAGTGACTTATGCTTACCAAGTCCCAGAACTGAAACAGTTTATCTGTGATGTCGAGAAGCGTCTTATGACGTTTATGATCAATGGGGGATCAGTTCTTCTCCAGATCGGTCAAGGTTTCCCACTTTCGTATGGTCTCGGCTATAACAAGCAGAACTCAACAAGTCGAAATGTCACGATCAGTGCAGCTTTGGACGACATGAATCTTCCTCCATTCTTTGCAGGTGACGTTATCTTGAACGGTAGAACTTATCCGATCAAGATCAACAACAAGAAGTATCGTCTTCTCGGTGGGAAGCCAGTTGTCCGACTTCACAAGAACTCGGAATCGACATTGAAGTACTACGCTCACAAGCATCTGTTTGACTTCATCGAAGGGGATGACCACGTTTCTATCGTCACACGTAAGGAATTCATCAACTTCTACGAAATGCGTGAGTTCCCCTACCTCGAATACGAGGTCATCGAATCATTCAGCGGTACTGGTTATTCTCCAATCTGGAACGAAGAAAGTCACCAGCGAGAAATCACGTGGGAAGATGTTGAAAAGAACTATGGGAAGACGATTCCAGATGATGTAAAATGTACGTCACTTACCAAGCTCCCCCGAAGAGTCTTCGAGTTTGATAAGAGCCTTCTACACGACGGCATTCTCTACAATCTCTCTCCAAATGGCAAAACTCACATTGTCATCAACTTCGTCAACTGGGTAGATGGTGAAATGGACGGAGAGCGTGAGAAGATCACGGAAAAGGTAGAAGACTGGCTCTCCAAGAACATGTTCGGAGAAATCGACACTATCAACAAGCTAGTGGGTGATGACGAAAAGGTTGTGCTTTCTGTACTCGGGACTGGTCGTGAATCCGACGACTTTGTCGCTGTAGAACAATAGTTCCTTCTCCTTCAAGAACAATTAGAAATATGAGGGTCATTGTGACGATAAGCACACAATGACCCTCATTCTTGTTATAAGATTAATAAAAAACACAAGCCCACACCATTTCGAAAATCTTCATTATGACAAAAGACAACTGCACAAACATTAAGAAGATACTACGGATTTCCACGATAGTTTTCTTCGTTATCACTACGATCTACTTCATTGTCGCAATCATGCGTATTGCGAACATAGGTGAAGAAAACAAACCACACGAGATAATCGATTCGTTGAAATACACGAACTCTGTCTATGAACACGATGTTCGGAAGTTGAAAGCGCAGATCGATTCACTTTCTCTACAAAACGAGATCTCTTCAAGAAAGATCGATTCGCTTGAAAATGTCGTCGACGTGAAAACGTCTTCACTAAGGAAAGCAGAGAACGCAATGCGAGCAAAGAAGCTGAATTTCTCCAAAGACGTATTCGAAGTTGAACAAGAACTAAGACAAAACATCCAAGAATATGAAAAGAATAATTAGTCTCTCGATAACAATGCTTCTCTGTGGTATAACAGTATCACGTGCACAGAACATAGAAATCTCGAAGAAAGATGCTGTCATAATCAACCACATGTTTGATCAACACAAGCAACTTCTGGAGATCTCAGCAATGAAGGATTCGATCATGCAGTCTTTGAGGGAAGTCGTGGACAACAAGACACTCATCATTGAAAACCAACTTGAACAGCTTCGCAAATATGACGAGATGATGATGAAAAATGACACGATCATTTCCAATCATAAGAAGATGGTGGAGATCTATGAGAAATCTCTGAAAAAGGAAAGACAGAAGTCAACATTTTGGAAGTATGTCGGACTTCTGTCCTCTGCAGTGGCTATCACCACATTCCTCATAAAGTAGGCTCTCCGAGCTTAAGGAAGGTACTTTCCTTAAGCTCTGGAATATCGACGAATATTTTCACCCCAATCAAATCAAGAAAATGCCCCAGAACGTATCTCCTCTCGATCACAGGTATGCCGATGTCATACAGAACATGTCGAAAGTCTTTAATTCCGAAAGGTACTACAAGACGATGTGGAATGTAGAAGTCGAGTATCTTCTTTACTTCTTAGAAAAGTTTGTACACCGAGAAGTCGATGGAGACCTCATAAGAAACAGTTGTAAGTTCGACAACATTGTTTACAACGAGATAATCTCTGAGGAAAGTGTAACGAATCACGATGTCAAGGCAGTCATCAATGTCTTACAGAGAAAGCTGATCGATCTGGAGAAATATCAGAAAATCGAAAAAGTGTCGGTTTATGTCCACTTCGGACTGACTTCTCAAGACATTGTCTCGTTGTCAATGTCTATTCTCATGTCGGAAGCAGTTGAGGTCATTGACCATGTCGTCAACTATACCGAAGCCATTCTTACAAATCTTCATAGAGAAGTGAAGGATGTTTGGTCTCTATCAAAGACACACGGACAATCTGCAGTCCCTCATCTCTTAAAAGATGACGTTTATAAGTGGCGATATGATGTCTTGAAGTTTAGACGGCACATTGTCTACGACGTGGTCAAGTTCTCTGGCGCAGTTGGTAACAACTTTGCCATTTCGAGACTTTTCGATATGGATTCTCCGAGAGTTTCGGAACTTATGGATTCATTTGTGAAGAAGTTCGGAAGATTCACTGTTAGTGGAGAAGAATCGACACAAACCGACAGATGGGAATCGTTCTGTGAAAGATTCTCAGATTGGAATCTGGCCATTTCGAGGATCATCAGTGATGTGCAACAGATCTGGCAAATGTGCTCGGGTGGTTATTTCAAACTGAAAGTGGACGAGGGCTATTGTGGATCTTCGGCAATGCCCCACAAGGTCAACCCTATCAAGTTTGAAAACGCTGAAGGATGCTTCTGCAGATGTCAGAAAGATTTCGAGTTTTACATTAGTAAGTTATCGAAATCAAGAATGCATCGTGATCTGTCCGATTCAGTAGTCATAAGAATGATTCCCGAGACTTTGTCTTATCTTTATCTTGGATTCTCTTCGTTTGTAAGTGGTCTGAAAGCACTTGAGGTGAACCCCGAGAAGATAAAAGACGATCTCGAAGAGAACTATCAAGTGTTCTCTGAAATCGTACAGCTTCATCTGAAGTTGAAAGGTGATGAAGATGCATATGAAGAATCAAAGCGTGTGTTTAGAGGAAGTTCGATGACACTCTACGACTTCAAGAAAGCTCTAAAAACTCTGAGCATTGAGTATGATGAAATCAAGAAGTTCATAGAACTTTAGAGAAAAACGAAAACCCAGTCGGTGAAGTCCTTTTGTTGGTAGTTACATAACAAAAGGACTTCACCGACTTTTTGTATATGGACTACCAGCTCGTAATACCTTCACTAAAGCCAATATCTTACCAGTCATTGGAAGCAAAGCAGATGATAAAGATTGATGATGAAGAAATCATCGACCTTTGTTCTGAATCGTTCTCAAAGACTGTTCCCATGGACTATACTTTGCAGATATCGACGATTTCTGAAGATTTGAGCGGTAGACCTCATCTTGTATCGAGAATTCTTATGGGATCAGAGGATGATGCTGATATCTTGATGCATTACAACCACGTCTCGAATCCTTATTCAATGGATGGGACTTTCACGTTTATAACACCAAACAGACAGACAGCAGTCGAAGCTATCAAGAAGTCGGCTTCATCTTCACAAAAAGAGAATGAATCTCAAGTAGAACTCAATCGAAGTGTTGCGGAGAAGGATAAGAAGAGGATAATGGAACTGATACGACAATCCAATCCTCAGATGGTTTCGGAATCCTCAACACCAATCAGAACGACAAACATGACTACACAACCACAGACAGAAGAAAAAGATGGTGAGATCGTGTTTGGTACAAACGTTGTGTCGAAGAGATGTTCTGGTGACCTCTCTTCGACACAATCAAGAACGGAGATGATAAGAAAAACTATCCGTTCAATGGCTATCAAGTCGTAGCCGTTATTCTTCTTTCCAGAGTTCCTTTATTATCCCTTCGGAGAGGATCTTTTTTGCATCATCTTCATCAAAGGAAAGTTCAACGATATCTCTTACAACGTCTTCTTTCGGTATGTTGTAAGATTGAGATAAGAAATCGATGATGCTCTCAGGGATCATGTCGATCTCAACCATAATGTTGAAAGAAATGGTGGACTTCACACCATTCTTCACAATACCTATGACTTCATTTGGGAGGTTCAGTTTTCTTGGAGGGAGCTGGATGGCGTGAGATTCGTCACTACTTTCATAAACCATCATTCCCTTCTGATCGTTATCTTCCTCTCCAGTTTCGTTTCTATGAAGCATTATCGTCTGACGAGGTTCTTCGTTGACGATTTCTCTTGTATGTTCAGAAGGTGTCGTGATTGGTATCCCATTTTCATCAACTTCTAACGTGCTAAAGATATCCCACGCTTTGCTATTATTCTCTTCCATATTGGTCGGATCTTTCTGATTGGTTTCTTTTCTTATACTTTTAAATAATGAGAATTTTTGATCAAAAAAGAAACGAAACATGTTTGAACTTAGTAATATCAAGATCACAAAGTCTAAGGTCGACGAGAAAAGCATCGAATCTAACGGCTTTTGGTTTACACCTATCAATGGTGAATTCAACACCGATGGTGTTGTAGAGTTTATAACGAGTGAACTTGAAAGCCCTAAGTGGCTTGATGGTAAGACGTTCCCATCTCTTAATCATCTCTTCGTCACGGAATCACAGACGAATCTCTTCATGGCTCTATGTCCGTCTGTAGTCATCGATGGTTATTCGTTTGAACTGAAGTATAACCGCATTCTCGGTGGTCATCAGCTCCACGCCATAAAGGTGGAAGGTGAAGATACTGAAGAAGAACAGACCGAAACGGAAAAGGTAGAAGATGTTAAGGAAGCTACGGAAGAAGCTACGGAAAAGGTAGAAGAATCTGTAGAAGAAGCTACGGAAGTAGAAGAAAAGGCTGAAGAAAAGGTAGAAGAACCAAAGGAAAAGAAGACTACCGCACGCAAATCGACGAAGAAGTAAAATCTCGTCGGTTTTGTTGATTGATTTGATTGATTAGTTTGAGGTCGCTATGTCGAGAAGATATGGCGACCTCGTCATATATAAGAATACCACAAATCAGTCATATTGATAACGATAAAAATGGATGAAAAAGTAAAAGAATACGAGCAATTTGTCGTTTCTTGCTTCAACGAGAATCCTACAAACAACAAGGTTCTCGACTTCATTCACATGACAATGGCACTTATGTCAGAATCTGGTGAATTCGCTGATATAGTCAAGAAGGCAGTTTTCCATTCTAAGGAGATCTCGAAGGTTGATCTCGTAGACGAACTCGGTGATGTTCTGTTCTATTTCATGAACATTTGTCATTTCCTTGGTGTCACGATTGATGATGTCATGGAAGCAAATCTCATAAAAATCCGTGAAAGATACCCCGAAGGTCGTGGTAAGAACTATAACTTCGGTACACGTAATAAGGCAGAAGAAAAAAAGAGAATAGAACAATTCTTGATGAAGATAAAGCAAGACGTGTCAATCGATATCAATATCAGCCACATCAGCCAACATCAGTCTCAACACATTGAAAAATAACAATGATCCTTGTATCAATTAAGAACATAAACATAGAAGCATTCATCAGCTTCTTCAACGATATCGACATCAAGTCTAAGCAGGTGATTGATATCTACAAAACAGAATATGGAAAGCACGAGATCGTCTCACGTGGTCACACAATCACACGTGACTTCGTAAAAGTCGTAGAATCTGACTTCGACGTAATGTGCCAAGAGATTGTTTCAAAGTCGGAATACAGCCATATCAAGATTCCGTTCATTGAAATCAAGAAGTTTGTCGAACTTCTAAAAATCTACACCGATGATGAGCAGGTTTCGGTCAATCTTTCTTGTGATGAAAAGGCAGAATCGCTTGTTGTGGTGAAACTTGAAGTGAAATCCAAGAGAAAGTCTTCAAGAATGCCAATGGCGGACATTTCTCTTGTTCCATATCTCCAAAAGGACATCTGGGAGAATCTCCTCCGAAGCACAGAACGCTTGTCATTTTTCGGACTTTCTCAGAATGACGTTGTCGATGTCAAGAAACTGATGAAGTATGCTTCAGAATCACAGGCATCAGCAAAGGTCAAGGAGATCTCAAAGTTTAGAGTAAAGTTTGAAGATGGTCAGACCACGATTATGTCATACGAAGATCGTTGGAACATTGACATTCCAACAGATGGTTCATTCACTGGGGATTTCGTCTTCCCTGCTATTCTCTTCAAGCATCTCTCTTCAACGAACGTCTATGATTGCTCGTTTGTGAAAGCAATGGGCAGAGATACCAAGTTCCTAATCGTCTCGAATGAAACACTAAGAACCACGTGCGTTGTTATCGCAGAAAAGTTCGATATCAACAAAAAATAAGATAGGTAACAATTTATAAGATGAATGAGGGTGTACGAACAAGTGCATCCTCATTCATCTGTATTTTCTCGACAAGCTTTATGCGATACATCATCGACAAACTAATAATCATTCTGACGATAATACGATACAAACTTTGGCGATTTCCAATAAACGATGACGGAATAATCGATTCAGTAGTTCTTGATAACCATGAAACACTCACGATAAACGGTTGGAAGCCACTTTCTTCCGTTCATTTAAAAGCTGTTCATGACATAGTTGAAGTTGGTGCAGGTGAGTACACGGTCAGTGGATCAATCAATCACCTCGTCTATTCTTCCGAGAGTGCACTTGAAAGCTACCAGCCCACGAAAGTTAAGGATCTCTCTTTGGGTGATATCTTGATGACGATGGATGGTGCACGGAAAGTCTCATCCCTTAAGAAGTCTCATCAGCAGATCGTGTTCGATTTATCTGTCGTGGATGAGACTTTGTCGTATTTCTCGGACGGCATACTTTCTCACAACTCTGTAATGAGTGGTATTTTCATCGCATGGTACATCTTGACTAACTACGACAAGACCGTTCTTTGTACCAGTGCTAATGCGGATAAGGTCGATGAACTTGTTGACAAGATTAACTCGATCTTTATGCATCTTCCGTTTTATATGAAACTTGGGATTGAAGTCGATAACGTATCCAAGAAGAAATGGGACAACGGTTGTAAACTGATCGGTGAAACTGCCACTGAGAACTCTGGTGCAGGTGAAACCGCAGATCTTCTTTATGCTGACGAGTTTGCACTTATTGAACCAAACATCATCAACGAGTTCTTCCGTGTAGTTTATCCTACACTTTCTGCAAGTAAGAAATCGAAGATGATAATCACCAGCACGGCAAGAGGTATGAACAAGTTCTACCAGCTCTATCAAGATGCGCTTGATGGTAAGAACAACTTCAACCCAATAAGAATCGACTGGTGGGAGGTAGAAGGAAGAGATGAACAATGGAGACTTGATCAGATTGCCGACCTCGGTTCTGAAGCCGACTTTAACCAAGAATACGGTAACTCGTTCATGAGTGGATCAACACTTCTTCTCTCCACTGCTGTCCTCAAGAAACTCGGGAAGTATCAGAAGAAGTTCGTAAATGGTGTGTTCTCGGAAGACGGTTCTTTGTGATGAAAATTGTACAAGTTTCTAATTTATAAAAATTAAAAGATTTGCGGAAAAATGGTAGAAGATGTTCTCTTTGAATACGACCAGTACTTTTTCATACACCCCAACTTTGAACTTCAGTGGTTTAAAGATGAGCGCAACGCATTCGTTCTATCAATAGACATTGCAGAAGGCAAGGGAGGTGACTACACGATCATCAACTTTTTCCAAGTCCTTCCAATGACACCTTCCGAAATTGAAGGTGTGAAAATCTTCAACGACGAAGAATCATTCTTCAAGCTGGTACAGGTCGCCATGTTTAGATCGAACATGGTAGAAACACCAGAATGTGCAAATTGGCTGTATCATTTCATAAACGGTTATATGATACAGGACAACTTGAAGATCGTTATCGAGAACAACTTTGAAGGGAACTACTTCCGAAACACACTAATGAACATTTATGGAGAGCAGAATGAACTCGACGAAGATGTCATATTCTGTAAGTTTCTCTATAATGCTCGAGATGATAATGCCCGAACTTTCAGAGTTGGGATTTATCAAACAGAACCCCGAAAGCAACATTCTTGTAAGATATTCTCCGATCAGCTGAAGAATAATCAGCTTGTTCTTACTGAGTTTATGACAATTCAAGAAGCTATGACCTTTGCACGATCAGAGAAATCATCTTCGTATCGTGCAAGCTCGGGGCATGACGATTGTGTTATGACGTGTGTCAACGTTGTAAACATTCGAGATATTGAAGAATGGTCAGAACTCGTGGAGATTGTCAGTGAAAATTGCACAAACGAGTTCTGGAAGCTGGTCGACAAGAAACTCGGAAAACAAGCCGAAAGAAATGACGAACTCGACATATCAGACTATTACGATTAAACATATGGACAAAACAACTACCCTTAATGTCTCATCGAAGGCGAAGATAGAAGAGGAACTGGAAGATTCCGAAGATATGCTCTTCATACCACAGTCAAAGACTGGAGGTAACATGTACAAAGAGAACTCTTGTGGTACTTCTTTCTCTGCTGACCAAGATTATCAAGATCAATTCCTTGATGACATTTATAACCCCGATGAATACAGAACACGACAGAACTTCTGTGAAAAGTTCTATTCATCTTTGCAGTCGATCATCAACAAGCATAAGAGATTCTCGTATATACGATCGTTCGATATGAATCATGTGAGATGTGGCGACAACGTTTGCCATCTCGATAAAACATCACCATTTATGATAAACTTTGTACTTCATAATGGTGATGTTGTTGTATCTGACGATCAATGTTCACTATCTCGTGAAGATAAGAGTCATCTTAAGCCATACGAAAAACTGATGAACTCGTTCTTCAAGAACGATCGTTCTGATCTTTACGATGTCGTCTATAGGAAAATGGTCGATTTCGATTTCGATCATAAGATCTATTTTTGCATCTATTGCGAATACTTCAAGATAACAGACCATGAAGTGTTTTTTGATTCTCTTCCAAAGTTCCATCAAGACAACATAGAACGAATGTATAGACGGAGACGATAAGAAAGAGGACAAAAAACAACACGGAGAAAAATGATCAATTGTAAACAGATCAGAGACAAGATGTCGGTGTCTTATTTCGACGAAAACGGAAACATTGCGATATCTGACATAACAATAGACGATCGTGAAAAGTACGTATGGACAAAGACAAGCGAAGACGACAAGTTTCGAGACAAGACTTACGTGTCGCAAGACGGATTTCCTGTGAAAAAGGAACGTAAGTCCTATCTCGACAAATATCGCAAGATCGAGTTCTTGCTGTCTCTCCCAGAGCGTTTACAAGCGAAGATTTTCTCGAATAACCAACCACGTAAGTTCTTCTGGGATATCGAAACGGAAGTTTTTGATGATTTCCCCGATGCTGGGAATCCTGTGGGGAGAATCTTCACGCATCAGTATTGTGATGAGTTCGGCAATGGTACTGTTATGGGAATCAAGCCACTTTCACAGACACAGATTGATTCTATCGAACAGAAGATCAACGACTATCTTTCACAGATCACTGATAAAACACTTCATCAGAGGTATAAGTTCCGTTACATTTACTACCCCGATGAGTTCACGATGAACAAAGACTTCGTCGAGAATCACGCAACAAAGATGCCGTGTATTTTTGGATGGAACGTGCTGAAGTTCGATACAAGATACCTCGTCAACAGATGTAAGAAGACGAACATTGATCCTTCGATTCTCTCCCCCAAGAGGATGCTTTACTCGACGATTGCGAAAGACAAGTTCGACCATTCATCTAAAATTGAAATCGAACTTCCACTACACAGACCAATCATCGACTACATGCAAATCTTCGAGTTCTTCGATAGATCGATTAAGCAGAAGTCGTCAATGTCACTCGATTTCATCGCATCAGAGATCCTTGGTGTCAAGAAGATCCATCATTCCGAAACTCTGATGGAACTCTACGAGAAGGACTATGAACGTTACGTGCTTTATGGTATTATCGATACATTCCTCGTGGCACTGATCGATAAGAAGTGCAGAACATTCGAATCAATGAGCGTTCTTGCAAACCTTCTACGTGTCGAAGTTGCGCAATCGATGTTCGTCAGTGTCGGGATCGAAACACTCTTGTGTGACTACTATTACAAGCATTACAACAAGGTGTTTGTAAAGGACTATGATAAGCAGATCCCAGAAGGTGAAACTTACAGCGCAGGATTCGTTCTACAACCAGGTATTGGTGTTTATGATGGCATTGTCATCTATGACTACGAATCACTGTTCCCTTCAATTATGCAGATGTTGAACGTTGGTGAAGATGTTTACCTTGGTCATACCGATGATCAAGGAAAAACTTACGTGGACAAACTCGGAGAAGAACACGAACTTGACGAGACAATGTGTTATTCATCAAGTGGTGCAGTTTACTCTAAAAACAGGGATTCTGCAATTCGAACGATGATTTCGAACATGTTCAACAAACGAGTAGAAGCAAAACACAAAGAAGCAGAAATCAAAGCAGATATTAATCACTTAAAGCAGATATTAAAAGATAACTTCGGACATTAAAAAGATGGAAATAAAACTGTTAGGAAAGAAGATCCTCATTAAGCTCAATGAGGTCGAAAAGCAGGTCGATGGCTTCGAACTGGTACAACACAACGATGTAGACCAAACCGCAGGTGTCGTTACAAATGTTGGTATTGGTGTAACAGAAGTCAAAGTTGGTGATAAAGTAATCGTCAACAAGTTCTCTGGTATTGAGGTGCTTATCGAGGGTGATAAGTTCAAGGTAGTAGAGGAACACGAAATATTAATCATTGTAAGATAGACTGAATGAACGCTGTAGACATTAAAAGCGGATCAGAAGCAAGGGAACTGATCCTCATTGGTGCAAAGAAGATCCATGACGCTGTAGGATCAACTCTGGGACCTGGTGGTAGAAATGTCATCATTAAGCATAACACGTACGATGTGCCACAGGTCACTAAAGATGGTGTTACTGTAGCAAGAAAGATGAAGCTACAGAACTATTGGCACAACATAGGTTGTCAGCTCGTAAAGCAAGCATCTATGCGAACAGCGGTTGATGCAGGTGATGGAACAACTTCCTCTGTCGTCATGGCATACACGATGATGAAGCTGATCGATGAACTTCTTGAGGAAAATCCCGAGATTGATGTTCATCGACTTCGTCACGAGATGGAAAAGATGAAAGATGTCCTCATTGAAAAGCTTCGGGAAATCGCCACACCAATCGTTGATATTCAGCAGGTGTTCGATATTGCAAAGATCTCTACGAACAACGATGAGAAACTTGCAGGTCTACTTTCGGAAATCTATGGGAAGATCGGTAAAGATGGGATAATCGTTCTTGAACAATCTCAACTTTCGAATATCACTTACTCGATCGAATCTGGATTCCGATTTGACGGAGGTTGGCAATCACATTATTTCGTGAAGGATAAGTCGAAGATGTCGTTCGAATCTGACGATTGTGCAATCTTCATCACAAATCATAAGATCCAAGACGGCAAGACGATGCTGAATGCGCTTTCAAGAATCTACGGCACAGGTGTCCGTGACCTTTTGATCATTGCAGAAAACATAGAAGGTGAAGCACTTTCCACTTTGATCGCTAATAATCAGAGTGGAAAGATGAACATTTGTCTTGTCAATCCTCCGTACTATGGTCAGAAGCGTGAAGAATACCTCACTGACCTCTCCATTTCGCTTGGTATGAAACCACTTATGGTAGGAGATCAGTCCGTGTCCCCTCTTTCGTTTACAGAAGAGTACTTCTCTTGCGGTCGAAGCGTCTTTGTGGATAAAAACACCACGACGATCAGAAATGACAAGGAAAGTGTATCGTCTGCGGTCGAAGAGCATATAGCAAACCTAAAGTCTCTTATGGATTCCGAAGATGAAGACAAGGAATGGATCGAGAAGAGAATAGCTACCTTGAGATCATCAGTTGCTGTTATTAAGGTAGGTGGTAACTCTGAATCTGAGGTTTATGAACACAAGGATAGACTTGAAGATGCGATCTGTGCTATAAGATCGGCATACAAGGACGGAATAGTTGCAGGTTGTGGTATCACGTACTTAAGACTTATTTCATCTCTCGATCATTCACTCGACACGTTCCACATCTTGAAATCTGGTCTTGAATCCGTGTTCAAGAAGATCATGGACAACTCGTGCATATCAGAAGAGGAAGAATCATCAATTCTTTACTTCGTTGCTGAAGATGAAGGATACGGTTACGATGCCAAGAAGCGTGAGAAATCGTACAACTCGATCAGAGATGGTATCATTGACTCTGCACGTGTTATAAAAAACTGTATCGAGAATTCGATATCAGTCGCTATCATGTTCATGATCTCTGACAACATAGTCATGGAAATCGATGAATCAATCATTTAGAGAGAAACCATGACACCCAGTAGATTCATAAGAAACTCGAAAACAGAACTTTTAAACAACATCATCAATCAGTCATTATTATGAGCAACGAAGTTTTTGATTTTGGTGGGATTTTTGATATGAAGTCCGATGACTTCAAGCAGAAGGAAACCACCCAATTCTCCAACCCAGACTTTTACTCTCCTCGCATCGACGACGAGAATGTAAAGGACAACATCTATCAGTCAAAGCTGAGATTCCTGCCAAATGTCAACGTCGCCCCTAACGGTGAACGAACGAACATCGTAGTAAAGCACGTCTACTACGTTCCCGATCCAGATAACCCTGGGCAGAAGTGCTACATCGATGCACCATCGAACGAGCCTAAGGCAAAGGATATCGCATCAGTAGCGTTCATGATGTTCGGCTACGACAAGAGCAAGATCTATAGGTCGGATGCTCCTGCAATCGTCAAGAAGAACGCAAAGCAGTTGAAGCGCAACACCTACCACTACTCTTTGGTGCAGGTCATCAAGGACACACAACACCCAGAACTCGAAGGGACTGTGAAGATCTTCAGATACGGTGGTGTGATCTACGCAAAGATCATGCAACTCATCAACGGTAACCCAGCTCTTGGGATCAACCCAATCATCCCATTCGATCCTCTCAATGGTAAGGAATTCATCATGGTTCTTTCCAAGGGTCAGAATGATCAAGGTCAAGAGCTTAACACCTACATGCAGTCGAGATTCGTCGATGATCGTTCCGCAATCACGATTGATGGACGAGAAATGACCGATTACAATGAGGACAAGCAGGCGATCTTCAACTTCCTCAAGGAAAAGTCTCCCGATCTCTCACAGACGATGTTCCAGAAGATGACGGAAGACGATATCGAACGTCTCAACAGAGCAGTCCGTGATGTTCTCGACGACGACAAGTGGTTTGGCATGGCTTACCAAGCCTGCTACGGAAAGCCATTTACCCCAGATGCAGTCCGTGAATCTGTCGTGTCTACTGAAGAGTACGACGATGAAGAAATCGAAGTCGAAGAACAGGTAGTCGAAGAACAGGTAGTCGAAGAACCTGTCCGAAAAGCTCCACGACGAGAAGAACCAGCATCTTCTACGATATCCAAGTTCAAGTCCCTCAAGGACGAAGCTGAAAAGCCTGTACCTGCAAAGAAGCCGACCGACAAGCCCTCGATCTCTGACATGATGGAAGATATCGATGACGATCTCGACTTTGAATAATTGATTGATGTTTAGTTGAAGCTTGAAGCCACCTTGGATGAATGAAAATCTCCAAGGTGGCTTCTGTATAAGAAAGACGATGGAAAATATGCAAGGTCTCTTCGATTTTTCTACGGAAACGCAGATATTTTCTCATGACGAATTTATAAGAAAATTCATCCCTCTGTTCAAGTCTGTACTCGTATCCAAGTTCGGTACGTCATACAAAGCGAAGATAAGTATGACAAGCCGTGATATCAACTGTGGATGTCCACATTGTGGAGATGGTAGTAGTTCATATAAGAGGAGATTTCACATATACTTCCAAAACTACTCATTCAAATGCTACAACGATTGTCACAAGCCGTTTGGCTCTTTGTACAATCTCATACACGAGTACGGACTTCAGTACAGTTTCACTCATGTAGAACTTTCACATATAAAGCGAGTTTTCGAAGACTTCATGAAAAGTGGTCTTGCGAAAACCGACAAATCAATAAAAGTCACTGGTCGTGACATTATCGACAAAGATGGTCACATATCGACGCAAGTTCCAGAAGTCAACGATTACGCATTTCCAAGAGAAGAGATAATGACCGCAAAGCATCTCCGAGAAGTCAGAAGATCGCCTGCACTTCTTGAATATCTCCGAAAAAGAGCAGTGATCACGGACAAAACTGACCTCTATGAAGACAGATTGAGAACATTTGCGTATAACGAACGTTATGAAGATCTTTATGTCTTTAATCTTGCGAAGAATATGCGTGATGTCATAGGTGTGCAAATCAAACACCTCTCACAAAAATCACGGAGAAGGTTTACGACTATGTCATGGTCTAAAATATGGACTGACATTTTCGAACTACAACCGAAGGGATTCGAAGAGCTTTCCGTAAAGTTTGACAAGATATCAATGATATGGAACTCGTTGCACATCGACTTCTCTCGGAGATACAGCATTCTCGAAGGGACTTTCGATGCCTATTTCGTTGACAATTCGATCGCATGTTGGGGACTTTCCAACTTTGTCTATAACAAGAGCGCATATTACATCACCGACAACACGCTCCTTGATATGGCAGGCAAAAAGAAGTCACTGGAACTGATAAATGGTGGTTACAACACTTTCTTGTGGGCAAAGTTTGCAGAAGATTTCCCAGACATTGCTTACACATGCAAAGATATGAACGACATAGTCAGAAAATTCCCAAACTTCAATATGAACGTTTTGGAGAAGTACTTTGGTAATGACGAATTTGATACTCTTTACATATGAACAAGAAGAAAAGAAAGAAGAACGCTAATGTTGACGTAATGAAAATAGTCACCAACGGCATAATTGCGACTATTGTCGTGATGCTCGTGATGGTGATTATTCAATCGATCATTCTCATCTGAGATATTAGAAAGAAGATAAGGAACGTTTTTACAGGTTTGTGGAGGGTGGCTTATGAGAAAATCTGACCACCCTCCACAACATATAAAAACGACGAAAGAAACACAAGAACAAATCAACAACAAATAACAATCAACGAAATGATCCGTAAGATCTTAAATACGTTAGTAGTGATCGGTGCATCACTTTTCCTCATCTTGATCATGTCCATGATCGTTTTCATAGTATCGTGTATTATGGTCATCATGAGTTTCTTCATGTAAAGAACCACGACGATACTAACAAGAAAAATGGACGACTTAAAGCAAAACGTAGTAATAGCCGTAATCTCAATAATAATAACCGCAATATTCGGATTGTTAGTGATCTCGATATCGGACTTCATAGATGCGAGATCATCAAAAGACAATCTCATCAAGTACAATTATCAAATATCAGAACCAGAACCTGCAATAGTTATTGGTGAAGGTGAAAATGCTGAAGGTAGCGACACGTGGTCGTTCTGAAAACATATCATCTTTTAAATAACGAAACCTTTATACCTCGGTGTTGAAAGACGATTATGACGACGATCAAGGATTGTATAATAGACGTTTGTAAGTCTATAGGAAAAATCTCAGTTTCTGATATCTTGAAGTATGTTCGGAACAATGGGTGGTTTGAGAAGGATCTCTCCATTGACATTGATGACGACGACACGATCAGTTTTGGGAAAATACAAAAGTTCATAAGAGATGGCATAGACACCATAACAGAATCGGAATCGGAAGAAATAAACTCTGAAGAATAACGACAATGACGATCAAATCATACATCAATCAACTTGAAGACAGAGACATTATCAGAGCATATGTCGCCTGTGTGATCCACGAATACGAGGGTAAAGTCGGAACTAAAGATCCAGATGAATTCTTGAAATTGGAATACGAAGATGTCTCCAAACATATCGATGAAATAATCAAGAATGCTCGTACGACGTTCATGTGTTACGCCACCAATGAAGAGGAAATGATAGAGTTCGTCAAGAACGATGAACATATCGAACTTTTCCGAGAAGGAGGTGACTATGAAGATGTCCTGCAAATGTATGGTGGTGATGAAAACGCAATGATGGTTGCTTATTTTTATGACCTTATAGAAGATGGTATGTTTGAACATGACGGTTACTTTTTCTACATGACGGAAAATGACTATGAACGTGGGTAGCTTCCATAACAAATAAAAAAATCATAATAGAAAAAGAGAGAAATATGACTGCAGAAGAATATATCAGATCGTTATCAGACAAAGATTTGATCTTTGCGTATATCGAATGTATTATACAAGAAGCACTCACAGGTGAGGAATTTGAAGATTTTGACATCTTCATGTTCCACAAAGAATATGAAGATGTCAAAGATGAGATCGATACACTCGTTGAACAGGCTCGTGACCGTGCCATAGCTGAATATCCAATCACCTCTGTGGAAGATGCTATGAGATACTTCGATGAGTGCTATGGTGAAGATCTCGAGTATGATGAAGATCTCGTAGAATGGAGAAAGAAATGGGAAGAAGACCCATGGAGTCAGTTCTACCATGTACTTGATGAAATGGGTGATTGGTATGAAGACAACGGTTACCATTTCAGAGCTGAAGAGTGGTAGCATAAGAAAAAAAGAAATATGACTGTAAAAGAGTATATCGAATCGTCAGAGTACCCAGGTACCGTTTTTGCATATATCGAATGTGTTGCAAAAGAAGGCATCGATGATGATCATTTACGTGGTCTCGATATAGAGAACGATGAATACGAAGATAATAAAAAACAGGTCGATGAACTCATAGAACAGGCGGTCTATTGTTCTATCGCTGATTTTCCAATCCTCACCGAAAAAGATACTTGGAGGTATTATGAAAATGCCTATTGGAGATATTATGGTGATGACGGAGAATACATAAAACTCATAGAACAGAAGCATAAATGGATGGAAGATCCATGGGGCAGATTCCGTCGAATGGTTGAGAGAAATGTAGAAGCTATCAACAAGAAAATGAATAGTAACGATGCTTTGTATGAATGCAACGGTTATTACTTTATAATCTAAGGTTGAAGAGTACGATCATAATAGAAAACCGAGATGTGGGGGAAGGGGTGTAACTTTTGCCACCTCCCCCTATACAAAAAAAAAAAAAAAAAAACAAAGGAAAATATGACCATTAAAGAATACTTAGAAGGTCTCTTCGAATCGAAGATGTACATCAAGTTTTACGAGTTGTTCGGTGACAGATTTGGGTTCTCTCTTGAAGATGATTATTCTCAGTTTGAGAAGAAAGTGAACTATTTCGTCGAAACTGCAGATATCGAGTTCTTCTGTCTTGAAGAAAACCTCGAAGATACCGTAGACAGATTCTTCATCATCCCAATGTTGAAGAACATAAGCGACATCAGCTACATTCGAAAGTTCTTCGACTATGAAGCTTATAAGCAGATGCTCATTGATCGTGGTTACACAGTAAAAGACAACTACGTGTTCTCACCATTCTAAAAGAAACTACGAAAAATGACTATTAAAGACTATATCAGAGAGAAAAGTGACATCGGTGATGCCGTGATAGTCTATGGTGAAAGTGGCTACTATAGTGGCGATGTCGATCTTGACTTCGAATGGGAGGAAAAAGACGAGGACGATTTCGAGAGTGAAGAAGACTATGACGACTACAATTCAGAAATCGAAGTTCAGAAGGAACTCGCTGATGCGCTCATAGAGAAAGCTCAAGAAGCATATCAGTGTGATAGTGATGGGTTTGAAGATATGGTGAATGAAGTCTACATCAACCCCTTCATAGAAGGTGCGGATAACCCAGAGTTCTTCTATGTTTATTTCGACTATGATAGTTTCAGATATGACCTCCTTAAAGGCGATCTCTTCTATCAAGACGGTTATTACTTCCTCACATACTAATTAAAAACTGACAGAATAGAAATCATGGCGACTATTAGAGAATACATCAAAGACAACTGTCATATTCCCTACGAAGCAGTGATCGCCTATTACGAAAGCGGTCATTTTGATGGAGAAGTCGATATTGACTTCGATATCGATGAAAAGGAAGAAGGGGAAATCGAGGTTCAGAAGGCACTCGCACAGAAGCTCATAGATGATGCAGAAAGCGTTTATCAGTGTGATGAAGATGGGTTTGTAGATGAGGTAAACGATCATTACATCTATCAATATTTGTCTGATGATGCTGATCCAAACGGGATTTTCCGTTACTTCGACTATGATAAGTTCAAAAAGGATCTTTTTGATGATGGCTTCTTCTGCTATAACGGTTATTACTTCCTCGGTACGAAAAGCTGATAAGACAAAAAGAAATAGAAAATGAATGGGGGGGGGGGGGGGGGGGGGCTGTTTTTTTTTATTTGAGTACATGACCACCCCTCATTCATTTAAATAACGAAATCTTAAGAAACAAAGAAAAATGACTATTAGAGAATACATCAAAGACAACTGTTATATCGATTATGATGCAGTAATCGCTTATTACGAAAGTGGTTACTACGACACCGAAATCGATCTTGACTTAGACGATGAAAAGGACGCAGGAGAATTCGAAAACCCAGAAGACTATGGCATGTACTTTGAGGAAGTAGACATACAGAAGGAACTTGCAGACGAACTCATCGAGAAGGCAGAAGAAAACTATCAGTGTGATGATGACACTTTTGAAGACATGGTAAACGAACTCTACATCGACCCATGTGTTGAAGGTGCAGCTGATCCAGATACGATATATCGTTACTTCGACTATGACAGGTTCAGAAATGACCTTCTGATGGACAATTACTTCTATAGCAACGGTTATTACTTCCTCGCTTATTAGTAGTCGAAGGAAAGACCAATAGAACTATAAAAATCGGAGAGGGGGGGGGGAAAAAAATTCTCTTCCCCCTCCCCCCCTTTTTGACTCTTTTTCTCCTTACTTGAACACCTTTGTGAATATCAGAGATCAAGGAAAGTACCTCTCCGTCATTTCCTTGATTCTCTCTTCTTCACATAGTCTTGTACTTCCTTTATCTTTGTTTTTACAATTTCTACGTTTCTATGATTTATACCACTTCCGTCAAGACTTCTCCAATATCTCCAATAGATTGCTCTTATTTGCATCTTTTCGATATATCTTATCGGGAACGTACAAATCTTGTACCAATCTTCATATGAAACAATCATTGGCTTCGATTGGAATCTTTCAAGTCTGTATGATCTGATAGCGAATTCGAAACCGCTGTTCTCGAGGACTTTCTTTGCGACATCATAATAAAGCGGAATATCCAAGATCGGTGTTTCTCCAGCGTTTATCTTTTCTATGTTTGGACTTATGACTTGCGTATTCCAAAGTCTGATTATTGTGTCGAGAACCTTTATACGCATCGACGGAGGAATGAACGACAGGTTTATTCCATAAGGAAGAAGATGACCTCCTTGAGTTACTTTGTAACCTATTATAAAAGTCAGAGGACACCATGAGAAGAAGTCCATTTCATCCTTAGTTAGAGGATCATAGAACCACGTGTAAATCTTGCCTATCTTTGGAATAGGTGTCCGAGATTCTTCTCGAGGGTTCTTCTCTTTCATAACATAAACATCATCAAACCACTTCTTTGATCTACTGACTATAGTAGAATAAGGCGTGGTTTGAGACATTTTCATTATGGTTTCTGATACAAGCTCCATCGTACTTTTCTTTTATTTGACGGTTAAATAAAAGAAACTCGGAAAAGAATGATTGCGGATTTCTTATCAAAATTGAGAATTAAGGCATACGACACACTCAACGACACCATAAACTTCCTTATTCAAAAATACAAGACTGATATTCGTTCATTCTCGTATTCATCACCCTTCGGCCAGATTCTCATTGTTTTGCAGAACCACATGCAGAACATTTATTATTATATCACAGATTCCGCAAATCAGACAAACTTCCACACTGCAAACAGACAATCCTCGGTTTATGGTCTCGCCAGACTTCAAGGTTATAACGCTTATCGTGGGAAATCTGCAACTGGTGTCATAAATCTGAAAGTCAAACCAGATGCAAAAACGAATCTGATAACTGGGAATCGTGTTTTTATACCAAACTATTCAAAACTAACGTGTCTGCAGAATGGTCTCGTTTATATGCTTGATCTCGGTAAAGACTATGAGATCTTCGACATACAAAAAAGAGTAGATGTTTCATTGAACATAATAGAGGGAAAACTCGAATATCAAACGTTTACAGGGACAGGCGAAGACATTCAGTCTTATGAGGTTCATGCATCCCAATGGAACATGTTTGATAATGACTTCGTTATTGTCACTGTAAATGGGAAAGAATACCCTCAGTACGATTCACTTTACGACATCCCTTACGGAGAATGTGGATGCTTGGTAAAAACTGGAATGACTTCGGGGATTGATGTCATCTTCGGTAAATCATCACATAACGAAGTACCTCCTCTTGGTGCAGAAATACGAGTAGACTACATCACTACGAGTGGTTCTGTGGGGAATGTGTTTGAAGATACTGTCTTGTTCTCCCTCAATGATACTTGCTTTGACACGTATGGAAACGAGATAAACATGTCCGACATCTTTGTTGCCGTCAATGAGATCAATCCGTCATTTGGTGCAGATTCAGAACCAATGGAGATGACAAAGATTCTCGCACCAAACATTTCTCGCAACTTTGTAATACACGACAAACGAACAATAGAGAACTTCTTCCGTCGTATGAACTACTTCTCATTGATAGATGTTTTCAAAAGAGAAGTGAATCATCATAATGAGTATTCAGTCGTTCTTGTACCAAAGCTCAAATCGCTTATACTTCGAAACGAAGACTACTTCGATTTCAACACCGATCATCTTTTCATAAAGGAAAATGAAAAGGAAAAACTGATAAACACGATAAAGTCGTATGGTAACAAATCGCTGGATATTTCAATAAGCATTGTAAACCCAGAGATTAGAAGATTTGTGGTTTATCTTTATGTTGAACTTTTCCGAGAAGTGAAAGGAAAACCGACGGACTTTGAACGTGTACAATCAGACATTCGCCATGCGTTATCTTCTTATCTTCTTGATTCACAGAAACTCACGAAGATAACTCATTCTGACATAGTTTCACAGATTGACGGTATAGTTGGTGTTGATAGCGTCAAAGTGGTGTTTGTTCCAGAGTACGAAGGTGATGTTGATGAAATCGGCAACATTTCTCTGAAGCCATCACAGATCGCAGTCCTTCGTGGAGGTTTTACAGATTCTCAAGGTATCTCTTATAAGGACACTTTCACGACACCAAACGAGATGTCCTCGGTCAACATAGCAATAGAGTATTCCAAATAAAGAAGAATGGAAAAATCAATCAAATTAACAAGAAACAACTTTCTTGTAGAAGAATTGTGTAAAGATGCGCTCCTCGACTTCGATTCTCCGAGAAATGTTGGTGTTGTCGTATGTGGTAATGAGAAACATGAAGACGTGAAAGTCGGGGACAAGGTCTTCTTCGGTGAAACCAATGGTTATATGATAGAACTCAACGGCATTCGTTATTGTCTTCTATCATATCCAGAAATAATCGGCATTATCGAAGGCAAATGTGGTCGGGAAGATATCGTCGTTGGAAGATATCGTGACCTCGATGATTATATAGACAAGCTCACACAGAAGAATCTTCTCGGTGATAATCCGATCAACATACACGAAGGTATGTTTTATAAATAACGAAATCATAAAAAAGAATTAAAACAAGAATAATTATGCTTAGAAATAAATCACTAAAGCGATATTCAGCTGGTGCAAGAAGAGCATTCGAAAGCGCATCGAATCCTTCAGCAAAGCAGGCTAGCAGAGCATCTTCAAAGAAGCAGGTTACTGATGCATCTGTCAAGCAGGCTTCTTTCCGTGAAGCTGTATCACGTACGATTGAGAAGCAGAAGGCATCTTCAAAGAGACAGGCTTCTCTTCGTGAAGCTGTTGCACGTACGATTTCGAAGGAAGCATCTGCTCGTCAGAAGTCACTTGCCAAGCAGGCTTCTCTTCGTGAAGCTGTTTCACGTTCTATATCAAAGCAGAAGGCATCTGCCAAGCAGTCATCAATTCGTGAAGCTATCGCAGAGATGTCTGCAAAGCAGGCATCTTCCGCCAAGCAGGCAACTTCTGCAAGCCGTAAGACTCGTCTTTCCTATAAGGAAGCATCTGCCAAGCAGGCATCTCGTCAGTCTCAGAAGGCAGTATCATCTCTCAAGAGTGCTGAAGAACTCGTACAGCAGGACATCCTCAACTCTGAAGATGTAGAAAACGTACTGAAGCAGGCAGAACTTTCTACGAAGCAGATCGACGCAGTCATCGACGCTCTCCCAGAGAAGAAGGAAGTTTCACTTGAAGAAGTTGTAACTGAACTTACCGAACAGAGCGTAGAAAAGGAAGTTATCGATGATGTCATTGAAATTGCAACTGAAGAAGCTGTCAAGGTTTCTGTCAAGGATACGCAGGTCAACGAATCACAGGCTCGTCGACTTCGTAGAGCAATTAGAGAATCGCTCTCGAGAAAAGCTAATCGTGCAGTCTACGAAAAGCGTCTTTCAAGAATCCGTCGCTAAAAGAAACTAACATACAAAAGAAACTGTTTCAGCCCCCCCCCCAAAAAAAAAGGTGGGGGGGCAATTTTTTTTTTGTTTTATTTTTTAAAAATAAAAAAAAAAAAAATAAAGGCGTATACACCAATGGCTAAAAAATCACAGTACATAAACCCTTCGGAATACAATGATGAACTGGTTAAATGTGTGAAACAAGATAAGTTGTCAGCAAAGATGATAGAAATGTTCTCCATTCATGCGAAGAATGTCTGCAGACGTTTCTATTTCCCAGATGATGACGATAAGAATGATGCAGTTTCTACGTGCATGGTCGATTTTCTTCACAATTGGAAATCTTTTGCCGTACAAAACAACGTGTTCCTAAAGTTCAATAGAAACTTTCAAATTGGTGAAAAACTTGAACTGATAATCGAAAACTATGGAACGTTCATCTTTACCGCTGGAGAACACCTCGATAAGGAAACCATGACATTCGAGATCAGAGATACAGCAAACAAGTCGATCAGATCGCTTATGATACTCTGCCAAGAGAAGCCACTTTCCGATATCATAAGAGTCACGAACAACACTTCTAATCACAAGATGATGATTAGAGACCTTCATAATCAAGAAGATCTTTCCGTGTTCTCAAAGTTGATCGTCCATGAGCTTCCAAATGAACAACCACTAATCCTTGAAGACGGCTATTACAACATTATCGGTGAAAATGTCTATTCATTTGTCCCATTTTCTCCTGCATTCCAATTCTTAACGTCTTTGTGTAACAACTCGATAAAGAAATCGCTTGATTACACATCACCCAAAGCCTTGAGAGGTGGAAATCAAGTAAGACTCTCGTGTAACGCAGAAGATAACGGAATCTACACGCTATAAAAAATCCAAAGAAAAATGAAGATGAAGATTTTCGAAAGCATCAAGAACATCAAGATCAAACCGATCCACATGCTATTCATCTCAGTACTGTTGATTATCTTATCAAGGTATGTCTTTGAATATGTCAATCCTTGGTTAGGGTGGATGTCTTACGGAGGATCGGTTTATGTCCTCTACAAATCTCTGACAGGAATCTACAAAACTCATATTGAAAAAGAAGATGAAGAAGATCGCTAAACTTCTGTCTATCGGTGCACTTGCAACACTTTCCATCTCGTGTGAGAGAGTTGCACCAAACTATGCTGGTGTCCTCATGGAGAACTACGGCAAGAATGGTAAATCCGACTTCAACATAGTAACTGGTCGTGTCAACACGATGGCACCAGGTACTGAACTTTTCCAAGTCCCTCTGTTTGAACAACGTGGGGAATTTTCAGAAAAGGTTACTCTCAAAAGTTCTGACAACACCGAGTTCACTGCTCGCCCGACGTACTCTTACAAGGTTATAAAGGATCGTGCTATTGATGTCGTGTTCGATAACAAGCATATCGAATCGGATAATCTTAATGATTCTACAAACTTCATCTCATCGATCGAGGATAACATAATAGAACCAAGAATCTACGACCTCATCAAGGAGGAATCCCGAAAGCACAAGACCGATGAACTAATGGCAGATGGTGGTTCACTCTCCTTTGAAAAGTCTCTTGAAGATGTCATCCGTGAGGAATTCAAAAAGAGAGGATTCGAACTACTGACTTTCTCTGCACAACTTGAGTTTTCCGAAAAAGTTCGGGAGAAGATCGATTCTCGAAATGAGGTAAACACCAATCTTTCTGTCCTCGATCAACAGATCGAAGAACAAAAGAAAAGAAACCAACTTGAACAACTTCGTGCAGAACAGAACAAGATCCGTTCGAGTGGAATCGATGAAAAACTGCTGATGAAAGAATTTATAGAAAAGTGGGATGGTAAGACACCAATCTACGGAAAAATCCCAGACATCATCAAGTTAGAGAAATAACAAGTTATAAAATAACAAAATCGCCCCCAGACGAGAAAGAGCCGTGCTAAGGAGAAAGTTCCTTCAGCACGGCTCTTGGTGTATAGATGAAACCATGCTGATTATAAGATTAATGAATGATGAAGAAATATCAATCAATCAATCAATCAAAGTAAGAATATGAAAAAGATAGGTCGCATAGGCTTTAGAGTGGTTTCCGTCTATGAAGTAGAAGAGTGTGAAGTTCCTGATCATATCTACGAATCTTTCAAGAAACTGGAGGAACTCGGTGTTGATGAGATAAGCAACTTCTCCTCAGATGATGATGAATGTAGAGTTTACGACTACATTATGAGAAACTACGACAGTCCGCACGAATCTATCACGTGTGAAGTGAAGCTCGATGAGATCTCTCTTGACGAGAACTATTAACAGACAAAAGATAAAAGATGGAAAACTATCCAAAAATGCCGAATGGTCTCCTCCTCACCGAAGAGTTCAAAAAGGCGTATGACATTCTTGAACACACGAAGGAATTCGTGTTTCTGACTGGAGATGCAGGATCTGGCAAGACCACATTCCTAAAATGGTGGTTAAGTAACACCTCCAAGAAGACCGTTGTTCTGTCTCCCACTGGTATGGGAGCTGTAAATCTTCTCCCAATCAAAGCATCAACCGTCCACAAGTTCTTCAAGTTTGGTAACAAACCCTTGTTCACTTCGAACATTCCCCGACTTTCGTCTCAGAAATACAAGGAGAACAGACAGTTGTATCTCAATGTCGACACAATCATCATCGATGAGTGTTCGATGGTTTCATCGATGATGATGCAGGCAATCGATGATTTTTATAGGATCAACTTTGATCCCGATGAACCATTTGGTGGAAAGCAGATAGTCCTTGTCGGTGATATGGCACAGCTTCCACCAGTTATTGGATCTGACGCAGAAAGACAATACACCAAGGACAGATTTGGTGGGAAATACTTCTTCGATGCCAGTATATTCAAGGAGGTAAATATCAAGTTTGTCGAGTTCACAGAAATCTTCAGACAGAATGATCCAGAGTTCATTGGATATCTCAACAAGATAAGAACTGGAACGATAACACAAAGTGATATCATAAAGCTCAATGACATCTTCACATCAAACAAGGTGTCTGATGATGCTATGGTGATCTCGTTTAGAAATGATGTCGTCGACATGATCAACGACTATAAACTCAACGAGATCAAGGCGGAAGATGTGTTCCTCTATTCTTCGATAAATGGCTTCTTCAATCCAAAGTCTTGTCCAGTCAAGGAAATCACACGTGTAAGACCTGGGTGCCGTATCATGTGCCGAAACAACGACAAGGAAGAAAGATGGGTAAATGGAACGATCGCAAAGTTCGTCAAGAAGATCAACGACGACAAGATTATGATCGAACTCGAAGGAGGTGACAAACAGATCATGGAAAAAGTCGAGTTCACGGATTCCAAGTTCGAGTATAACTCGAAAACTGGGGAAATCGAAGCCAAAGAAACGTCTTCAATGACTTGCTTCCCGATCGTTGTATCATATGCAATGACTGCACACAAATCACAAGGGATCACACTTGACGAGGTGAAGATCGACATTGGGAAGGGTGCTTTCGACACAGGTCAGCTTTATGTTGCGCTGTCAAGATGCAGATCGATGCAAGGAATACAGCTTATATCAAACATGTCGATACGTGACGTGAAGGTTGATGATAAGATTTATGAATTCTATAAAAAAATGAGAGAAAACAATGGAGTACTTTAAGGTAGTCATTGCTTACCGTGCGTCAGATGATGAAGGTAAGCTGAAGAAATTCACCAAGCAGATCATCGTGAATTCTAAGAACTTCGCAGAAGCAGAAAAGGATGCTATGCACGCATTCTCGGAAGCAGTTCCAACAGGTCATGCCGAGTTCGAAATGAAGTCCATCTCAAAGGTGCACTATGAATACATCTTCGGCATGGATAATCAGAACATCCTCCATCGCCCACAGTGGTACAAGGCAGTCGTAAAGACTGATTCTGAGAAGTTCCAGATCCTAATCTGTGGTGATAACAACATCTCTGACATCTCCAACGACATATCGGAGAGAATGAGCAATGAGGTGATCATTCCCTTTGGTGTAGTTCAAGTCACGAGCACCAACATTCTCACCGTAGAACTGACAGCATAAACCACCATCAGAAAGTATTTTCGAAGGCACCGAGAGGGATTTCCGTTGCGCTCTGTGCCCTCGAAAATATAAAAAAAACATACAAAGCATGGGAAAAAGAAAGAAGATACAAGAAAAATTCAAGAAGCTGAGGAAATCGGGGTGTCTTAAGGATATCGCATCGATCAGAAATACGAATCCAGAAATGATGGGCAAAGGGGTGACTGTCACAAACATGGCAGACACTTTCAACCTCTTCGATTTCAAAGCGGAAAACATCAACATTCATGCGATCGGAAGATCACTGTCGAATCAATGCAGGTACAATGGATCAACAAATGGGTTCTATTCCGTTGCACAACATTGTGTTCGTATGGCAGAATCCGCTTATCTCTCATATGGTGATGTTCGACTTGCTCTTGCAATCCTCCTGCACGATGCGACAGAGTGCTACGTTTCCGATATTCCTTACACGCTGAAGAGGGAACTTCCCGATCACATCAAGCAGATCGAAAAGGATATCGAAAAGGTGATTTTCTCACACTTCGGTGTTGAAGAATACCTCGATTCAAAGCTGATCAAGTTTATCGACACTCAAATCTGTAACGATGAACTTGAGTTCCTTCTTGGTCAACAGATCGGAATCGATCAGTATCTTTCAGAGAAACTTCGAGGTATGGGCAATGACGAATGGTCTCGTGGTGGCATTCATCCATACGAAAAACCACTAATGTTCGAGTTCGACTATTGGTCTCCAGAGAAGGCATATGAACAGTTCATCTCCCACTTCTATAAGTACACTTATCTGATCGAAAAATATAAGGACAAAGAAGTATTGACGAAGTTTGGGGTTAACACCGAGAAATAAGAAAACGCTTATGATAGATCAGTTATTCGTATCGAAGTTCTCTCCGAAGAAGCTTTCTGCCTTTGTCCTCCCTCAAAGGATAAAGGACATGTTCAAAGATGAAGACGATCCACTCAGACAGTCTATGATTTTCTACGGTCTTCAAGGATGTGGGAAGTCAAGTCTTGCAAAATACCTCGGTAAGAAATACGTCTTCTTGTACATCAACGCATCGACTAACGGAAGAATTGAAGATCTTCGAGATATCGTCACAGAGTTCTGTGATTCATCCCCACTTCTCTTCGATGAAGGTGTCAATTCCGATCGAAAGGTTGTCCTTTTTGATGAGATAAATGGAGCATCTGCACAATTCTTCGAAGGACTTAAGGGATTCATGGAAGAGTACTCATCAGTCATCTTCCTTGCAACAACGAATCACTTCCACAAGATACCCGATCCGATCAAATCAAGAATGGTCTCTGTCGACTTCACACCACAGAACAAAGAAGAGGAAGAGCAGGTGATGAAAGGGTACAAATCGAGAATTGGAAAGATTCTCGAAGGCTGTGGGATCGAGTGCAACGAAGAAGGATTCGAAATGTTGATGAAGAAGTACTACCCAGACTTCAGATCGACACTCAACTTCCTGCAGAGCGTCTACAACGGATCGAAGATAGTCGACAAGAACTCGATATCGTCTTATGGTGACAGATTCTCCGAAATCTACGACATGATTCTTGACAAATCCGCAAATCCTGTCGATATCCATAAGCTTCTCGGTGGTGATTATTCTTCCATGGCTTCCGAAATCATAGAATCGTTGGATACTGACTTCATCGAGTACATGACTGGGAAGCTCGGTTCTTCGATGACATCTGCAATTCCTACGATTTGTATTGTGGTTTGTGATCATCTCTACAAGCTACAAATGTCAGTCGATCCTATGATTGTTCTCAAGTCATGTGTGTTCACGCTAAACAACTATTACAAATCTCTGAAATGAAAACAGCAGAATCTATCAAGGTAAGGCAATCACTTCTTAAAGTCTACAAGAAGTATGCTTTATCGTGCAAGTATGAAAGTTCATCAATATCTTCTGGTATTATGAAGATACATCAAGAGACTAGTCACAAATTGGGAAGTGTCGTCACGAATATCACTTTTGACGACAAATCCAACATCTGCACCATAACTCATAACAGTGGTGAGAAGTGGTCGACGAAGTCATTCAGATTCACATCATCTGAAGAATTCTTGTCATTGTACGACAAAACGATCGATGAGATGCTGAACGAAAAGTAGGTAGTTGGAAGAAATAGCGGTAAAATACGGAGGATGATGGGCAATGTTGGAAAAACGTTGCTCATCATCTGTATTATAGAACTTACGGAAAAACTAATAATAACAAACAACAAGCAATGATGAACAAACAAGAACTCGAAAAGATCGTAAAGCCACTCTGTTGGAGAAGCTACGATAACGGAAGAGTTATCACTGCAGAAACGGTCTTGAAGTATAATCTGAAACTTGAAAAAGTGGGTGAATGTTACTTGGTTCACAGAATATACTCTGACAATGACTGCTTAGAGTACAACAAGCCAGTCTCCCTCGAAACCGCTAAAGATATCGCATGGACTGCTTATCTTCATACGATAGGTTGTATTATGGAAACCATAACAAAAGACGAAGATGACAAAAACAAGACAAAGTAACGGCACGCTCTCTTTTGTCAACGATTACCTCGATGAATGGCGAGAGATGGCAAAAGAAAAGACGAACGATGTCGATGAGGTCGTGTCATTTATCAACGATTGTATCAACAAACTTCAATCGATGACAAACTTTGAAATCTACTCTCGAGAGACAAACGTTCGTGGCGGATCTTTCGATATGAACTGTGAAATGGAAAACGACGAATACGGATTTATCAGAGTTTATGCAGAATTCGAAGATGGTAGTTATTGCGCATCTTTAACGTACATCGATGACAATCACGAGATCATTGACGATCAGATATCGGTAAAGAAGAAGTCGACGATAATCTCGAAGATGCAAGCGTTTGTGGACAGTGTTGAACAGAAAATCGGGAAGTGATCATGGGACTTTTGAAAGCAATGAAGGAATTTGTGAATAGAAGAGGAAATAAGAACACGAAGAGGTCTTATGTTTCACATGAAGATCTTCGTTATAATCCGTCTTCTGCTCACCAGATACCAGAAGTCACAAAGTACGACATCGTACCTCACAACATGGTCGTGATAGCTTCTCATGGAACTGGTTACTTTGTACACCATGAGGATTGTCACACGTATAAAGCCACAAATACTACGTGCTACGAGTTTATGCTCGAAAACCAATACGATGGATCGTTCGTGGATATTGTCATAAACTACGAAAGTCACGAAAATGGAGAAGGCGAAATCATCAACATCAATATGGCGTATGAATATGGCAATGAATCATTAATTGAAAACGTATCAAGAGATGAAGCCATAAAGTTTATGGCTTCATTCCTTCAAAAAAACTCTGTCATTATGACAACTTTGTCATGACAAGAATGGCAGAATATGACAACTTTGTCATGACAGTGATGATTTGGCACGATCTTTGTTATAACTGTTATGAAAGATCACTCGGATCAATCAACTTCAACTCAACTAAACAACAATTCCGATCATGGCAACAACAGTACAAGACAAGCTGGACAAGAACGTAGAGCTTGTTTGTTCATCTTTCAACGCACGATACGACAAATCGAAGTCGGTACAAGATGAACTGCTCTATCACGTAACATACACAATAACTTGCGAAGACGGTCATACGATCATCTTCCATGCGAATTGTTTCCCGAAGATGTTCGGGATGGTCATCAACGATCTTTTCTCGGTGAATGAATCTTCGATGATTGTGGAAACACTTGAAGACGAAGATGACTATGTCGAAAAGATCGTATCGACGCTCTCTTATCTCATGACGTACAAGAAATCAGAAAACAAAGATGAGGACATTGACAATGGGTCGGTAGATGAGTATGATTTGGTAAGTGATGTCGTCTGTGCAACACTGAACACTACATGGGAGCACAAATACGGAGATGATGAAATCAAGGGGACATCTTTCGACAACTTCATCTTCAATATCAACTATGATGTGACGATGACTGTTACGTTGGAATATTGGGATAAAGACCGAGATAACAACGACAAGGTCGATATCCTCACGTTCACTGCACACACTATGAGTGGGACTTATGAGAAGAAGATCGTGGGTACGACAATGTCGGAAGCTATGCGAGAATCTATCGACTTCATAAATGGTGCTGATAAGTGGTGCTGTGGTAGAATGGTGAAATAGCCGTCTCCGTCGAGATCGATATTTTAAATAACAAAAGCTACAAGTGAAAACCCCCGGGATTTGTTTTTTCCAGGGTTTACTTTTTTTAAATATCCATCATCACAATGTTAGAGGTAGATTTAGCAAAGTCAGTAGTCTCTCATTTCTCAAAAGACTATGAAGTGTATCAAGAAGTGAAAGCTTGTTCTTCACGTGTCATTGATATTGTGGTTCGTAAGAAATCGGGACTTATGGCAATAGAAACCAAAGTGACGTTGAATATGAAACTTTGGGAACAAGCATTCAAGAACAAGAAGTGGTGTAGTTATTCTTTCATTGCAATTCCACAAAACATCTATCGGAAATCTCGACGAAAGATGATCTCTGGTATGTGCAGAGGTCTGAACATTGGTGTCATTGTTGTAGATTTCGATGGAAATGTGAGCATCCAATACAACCCTGCAGAAGAAATCCCATCGCAAACCTTAAAGTTGTACGATGAACAGAAGTCGTTCGCTCTTGCAGGAAGTGGTGGTGTTCCATACTTCACACCATTTAAAAAGACCGTGTCCGAGATCAAAAAATACCTCGAAGAGCATGGGAAGTCAGAACTCGTGACCGTCATTCAGTCTATTGATCATCATTACAAAACAGAGCAATCTGCAATACAGTCGATTCGAAAGTATGCTTCCAAAGGTGTTTTAAAAGGTATTGTCTCATCGGAAGACGGTAGGTATTTAGAGCTTTCTTGAACCTTAAATAAGCAAACAATTCAAGAAAGACTATCCAATGAGTAACAATAAAAATGTTGTAATCTTTGAGAACCATAGCGTTCCGATGAATCGTGTAAATGAATCGTTGGAATCCTCAAATGGTGTCAAAGATTACGTCTTTGAGGGTGTCTGTGCTACCTTTAATGGGAAAAACGAAAACGCAAGATTCTACGACAGAGATGAATATCTTCGTCATGTCGAATACCTACAGAAGGAAATAGAACAGAACTCGCTTGCAGGATCTCTTGATCACCCCGATGGTGATGAAGAGGACGAAACGAAGGACATCTTCACGCCAAAAATGAAAGACCTGTCCCACCTCATCACAAAGCTTTGGTATAAGCCAGAGACTGATGAAGTCTGGATCAGAATTAAGCTTCTCGATACTGAATGGGGTAAGGATGCTAAGGCTTGTGTTGATGCTGGTATGCCACTGTTCATTAGCTCAAGATCATCTGGCTTCATTGACAAAGATGGGCGAGTGTGGCTGGCACAAATCCACACATACGATATCGTCTACAGACCTGGGTTTGGGAACGCTAAACTTTCTCCAGTACTCGAATCATTCGATGGAAAGAGCAGTTATACAAGTGTTTACTCAAGACAGAAGGCGGTAGATGGTACTGAATCTGAAAATATTAATATGGAAAATAAGACTTATAAGCTAAGCGAACTCACAAAGGAAGACGTACTCTCGCTTCTGTTCAATCCTAATGTGAAGGGAGCTTATGATTTCACGAGTGATGTGATCGAAAAACTCGATGAATTCTTCGATTATCCAAAGTTCATCGATTATTACAACGAAAACTATCCTATGCTTTCCGAAGCTATCGTGAACTACTTCATGGATTGTGGTAGATACGTTTACGATGATGGCACGTCTTGTGAAAATATCGGTGACTTCATCAAGATCGAGGTTGGTCGTGCATGTGATGACTACTTCGCAGAGATCAAGCAGGTCTTCAAGAACAACTTCGGAGAATTTGTTGAAGAAGGTGATGGAAAGGCAGATATCGATCGTTATGCTCGTATAATCGAAGAATGTAAGAAGTCAAAGAAGAATGTTCTGCGCAAGATCCAGTCGGTGAACGAATGTGAATCGGTGAAGTTTGTAGTTTCTGACTTCTGCAACGATCCTTCTTGCGACATTGAAGATAAGTTCGAAGTCGCCAGAGAGTTCTTCGTCAAGTATCCCGAATATGGCGTAGTCGTCGATGATTGTACGATGGAAGATGTTGTTCTTATCGCTTGTGATATGAAGAACGATTGCATCTATGACGAGATCGAAAACGCAGAAGTCAGAACGAAGAACGAAATCGCTGATGTCAAGAATATCGTCAACAAGCTTTATGCACAGATCAACCAAGACAGAGCAGAGTTCAAGAAATCGATAAACTCTCTCGTCGGAAATGTAAACCGAGTTCTCGAAGAATACAAGGCAGATATCGAAAGCGCATTCTGTACGATTGACGAAATCCGTGACGATGTTTACAACATTATCTCATGGATCGAATCGAATAACACTGCACTTGACAAGTCTGCCGAGGTTGCAAAGATCTCCCAAAAGCTGGATGGTGTTGCCAAAACCTTTAGTCAGAAGATCGAGGAAATCGAATCATCACAGGAAGCAGTAATGTCTCATGTTGATAGTATCGAAAGCGATGTTTCCTTCATCGCAGAATCTGCAGACAGAACGAAGCAGATGGTGAAGGAATCTGCAACGGCTCGAAAGATTGAAGATGCAACGAGCATCGGTTCAAGAATCGACAACGTCATCGAGACTATCAAGGCACAAGCACCCGCTTTCCGTGTGTTTGAATCCGACGGATCGCTCTACGTACCTAACAGATTTGCAAAGAGTTATAACTCTCTTGATGAGGATCAGAAGACTTACGTCAAGTCTGTTTTTGAAACAAAGAATCCGAGATCTAAATCGGAATTCTTCTCCATTTGGGATTCTCTCGGTCTTTAATGACCGAGAGAAATCTCTCCTAAATAACGAAATCAAAATTATAACAAAAGAAGATTTATATGACTAAGATAAATGAAGGTCTTCTCAACAGAGTGGTCAATGAACACTCTTCAAAGTTGAGAAAGATGTTTAAGGACAGAGGCTATTCTGTCAATGAGTCTCGACTTCGTGATATCGCACTCATGGCTCACACCAGAAAGATTTACGAAAGTGCTTCTAATGGTGCTAATGTCCCAGGTCGTGGTGCATTCTCATTCGGATCTGCTACTGAGCGTGGTTCTGCAGAAATGTTCGACAGATTGTTTACGGTATTCGTAGACACTGCAGCTACTAACGTTGGTTTCGACCTCCTGCACGTAGCTCCTATGACGAAGAGCAACATCACGATGGTCGTTGCAGAGCCAGTTTATGCTGGTGGTAAGAAGGAATCTGCAAATGGTAATCACCTGCAGGTCTTCCAGATCAAGGCAAAGACTACGACGAATGCAGACCCTCTGAAGGTAGGTACGAAGTACGAAATCAAGGAAACTGGTGGTGCAACGAAGGTTGCTGAAGCTAAGTTCATCGGCATCCACCAGTACAATGGTAACTTCATCTTCGATCTCGTAAGTGTTGAAGCCACCCATAAGGACAAGGTTCTTGCAGAAATCCTTGAAAACGCAGAAATCACCTCTGGTAGCGGTAAGTGGGTTCTCAGTGGTAACACCGTGGACTATGTGAACGGCTTCACGAACTTCATCGCTGGTTTCGCAGGTTCTGGTCTTCAGAACAACGATCCTTTCCACGTTGGTCGTAACAACGGCAAGTCCCTGTTCAAGCCAATGTCACGTGAAGTTGGTGAAACGCAGGGTGCACGTACTCTCGGTACAAAGATGTGGAACAGAACGTTCTCTGCAGAAACCTTCCACGTTGATCTTTCGCTGACCACCGAGCAGATTCAAGATGCTCGCATGGATCACGACTTCGATATGCTCGAATTCTCTGAAGAAATCATGAAGAATGACCTCGATCAGTCTATCAACGATCACATTCTTTCTATGATCTTCGCTTCAGGTTGGGATCACCACGTTGCTATCAACAAGCTCTCCAACATCAACCTCAACGCAAACTTCGGTACTGGTACTGGTGCAACGCAGGAATTCGTTGGTCTTGATGGTGAACTCAAGCAGATCTCTGGTGCAACCTCTGTTCTCCCTGCTGTTGGTGCAATTGCAGAAAACCTTTCCACCCTGCAGAAGAGAATCATCACGAGAATGTTCTTCGCTTCTACGATCATCAAGAATCGTGGTCGTGTAGGTGCAGGTAACACCGCTGTTGTCAATGGTACGAACTCTACGGCTATCCGTGATGTCCGTGGTTTCGCTATCGCTCCATTTGAAAACACGCTTCAGACGCAGTCATCACTCGCCCACCTCGGTCAGTTCTACGGAATTGATGTCTTCGAAGATGGTCTGATGGATCTGAACGACTGCCGTGTAGCTGTCTTCAACAAGGGTGGTGAAAAGACCCCAGGTCTCGCATTCTGCCCATACATCCTCGGTGAAAAGGTTGAAACCGTCGCTGAAGGTACGATGGAGAAGAAGTTCAGACTGAAGTCTCGTTACGTCATTGCTGAACGTGGTTCTCACCCAGAAGCACAGTACATGACGTTCGTCGTAGAAGGTAGCGACAAGCTCGTCTAAACGAAAAAGCCATAAAAATACACTCTCCTTTTTTGAGGGGCTGATGAACCATCTTGAGGTTTGTCAGCCCCTCAAAGTGTTTCTAAAATATAAGAAACATGGAGAAAAAATGGTAACATCCATTTATGAATTAATATGGCAAAAACTATCTTTAACGGAAACGCAAAGAGTTTTTCAGAGATCAACCAATTCATAGGAAACTTTGATAAATCTGGTGGTCTGCTCTCTGAACACACAACAGCAGAAATCCGAGAATGGGTTCACACAGGTTCTTATGTCCTCAACGCCTGCATATCGGGATCGATCCTCAAAGGTGTACCTTCTGGGAGAATCATCACAATATCGGGTGATCCAAAAACTGGGAAATCATTCGTTCTTCTGTCATGTATGGCACAGTTGCAAAAGAAGGGTTACTTCTGCATCTACTTCGACACCGAGAATGCCACAAGCTATGACAGATTTATAGCACAAGGTGTTGATCCTCAAGGTGTACGTGTGATTGTACCAGAGACTGTGGCGGACATCACTGTACAGCTCACACAGCTCACACAATCACTGCTTGATACCAAGAAGGAATACGAGCAGAAGAACAAGAAGCTCTCTGAAGATGAAAAACTTGAAATCCCAAAGGTGGCAGTTTTTATCGATTCACTTTCTGCACTGAACTCATCGAAGCAATTCTCCGATGCTCTAAGTGGTGAAATGAAGCAAGACATGGGGACAGTGGCAAAGGAGATCAAGCTTCTGTTCAACATGATCACACCTCGTCTTGGAAAGCTCGACATTCCAATGCTCTGTACCGCTCATGAATACGAAGCCGATCAAGGGTATCAGAAGGTTCGTGTAACAAGCGGTGGTAAAGGAATCACTTACATGGCATCCGTTCTTGTATCTCTTCGTAAGAAGTTCGACCGAGATGAAAACAAGCAGAAGATGGGTGTGATCGTAACTGCAGGGATCAACGAATCTCGATTCTCGATTCACAGACCAGTAGAGTTTTACATCTCCTTCACTAAGGGGCTTAATGCTTACATGGGTTTGCAGGAATTCGTATCGTGGAACATCTGTGGGATCGACCGAGGGAGAATGGTGGCTTATGTCGACACTGCATCAGAGATATCCAAGAAGATCGGTCTTGAAAAATCTCGTACATATTCTACCAAGGAGATAGAACGAGAACTTGCACAAGCAAAGAAGCAAACGTTCTATCAGTCTCTGTCATACGACCTCTACAACGGTCATATTCGAATCGTATCGTCAGATAACACGATAGTCCTTCCAGACCTCGTACGTATGATGGAACAAGATGGGTTCGACTTCACAGAAGATCTCGAAACAAAGACGATCAAGGATAAACTGATCGTACACGGCATCTACTCTGACGAAGCGATGACGAAGATGGTCTCGAGCTATATCGACAGCGGTGACGCTTATATGGTCGGGAATGTGAAACTCGACGTTGCCAAGAATCAGAAGGTGAAGTTCAAGAAGTCGATTATTCAAGCGATAGGTGATGGTTCTTACGTGGAAAGACTTCTGGAAGTAGAATCTGAACAGACGCAAGAGATCAACGAAAAGAAAGATCAGAAGTTCGTCTTCACCGAGAAGTTCTTCACCGAGAGATTCGAAGATGGAAAGCTCACGCCATCGTCAGTCGAAAAGGTCTGTTTCCCCACACCTACTGGGACTGAATGGGTAGTTCGTCATCTCAACAAGTCCTTCAAGAATCTGGAAATCTTTAACAAACACGTCTTCACTGACGAAATCTTGAAGACGCTTGATGAGAAGGTCATGATTCCTCTGTTCTCTTACAGAGATAAAGAATATGAGGACATGGATGGCGAACTGTCCAACACTGACATGGAAGAACTTTCTGAAATGGACAAGATTATGAGCGGATTATGAAAATCGATGAACTCGTAGATAAGCAGGATCTGAAGATAAAGCACATCTCTGGTGAATATCTTCATTATACAAACCACTCGATAGATGATGTCGTTTATGCTATCTTATCGAAAGGTAGGAAATCGATGAAGTTCAATGACATCGTGAAAGTGTTCGGTGAAGAGAAACGTGACCAGCTTTGGTCTCTTGTGGACGATATGGTCTCTCTTGGTTATGCTTCCGTGATAGGCGAAGAAGACAAGACTATTTCTCTCTTATAAAGAATGTGGGGGCTTTTCTGGAAATAAAAAGCAGAAAGCCCCCACTAACTGTCTCTAAAAACTACAACAAGAAAATGGCTGTTGGATTTGGTCAGAACTTTGAGAACATAGCTTACGTTTACATAAACTCACAACCTCATCTTTGGAAATCTGTTGATCATGAGTTCTTCAAATCTCCAACTCTGAAGGCACTATCAAAGCTCACCAAACAATTCTACGAAAGATTCCACGAGCAGATATTCTCCCCCGAAAATCCAAGTGTAGAGCAGATCGAATATCTCGTAATGGAAGACAAGAAGTCGTTTATGATCGACTTGAACATGTCTGAAGATGACAATGCGAAGACTTTCATTGCGAACGCATCATACATCATCAAGACAAACATAAAGGCGTTTTCTGAGGAATGGCTTGATGAGACCGTGGGTGCTTGGATAATGTGGCAAAACAACCAGCGAGCATATAAAGAATCGATCTCTTATATGCAGACGCAGAACATCACACCCGAGAATGTAAAGGAAGTGATCTCCAAAGCAAGAGAGATTGTGGTCAGAGGTTCATCTCTATCGTTTGGTGATGAGGAGGTCTTTGACTTTTATGATCCTCAATCCCATAAGCAGATCTCCGTGGAAGACTACATCGACACTGGTTATGAAATGCTCAACCAGATGCTCACCGAAGACAGACATAACGGATTCATACCTGGTACTCTCAACATGTTCATGGGATCTACAAACTCTGGGAAATCGGTGATCCTTGGAAATCTTGCACTCAACATTTCGAGATCGGGCAAAAACGTGCTGTTTGTATCTGTGGAAATGTCAATCCCAAGAACTTTCCGACGAATCGGCTCTAACGCTTTCGACATTCCAATATCGGAATATGACACATTCTCAAATGATGATGCACTCTTGTCGGAATCTATCCAAAAGTTCAGAGCAAAGAACATGAACATTGGTGTACCACCAGGCAAGTTCCTCGCCTTGAAGTTCCCAAAGACTGGTGTCTCAAACATCTACGGAACTGCAAAGCGACTGGAAGAGAAGCATGGGATCAAGTGGCACGCAATCGTGATTGACTATTTCACAGAATTACAGAACGATCACGGTACGGCACAAGATAAAACGTACCAGTATCACAAGCAAAATGCTGATGATCTCTATCAAATGGCTTCAGAGACGAATTGGTGTGTGATAACTGCTCATCAGTTAAATCGTGGTGCTTTGAACGTTTCTGATATGACACTTTCATCCGTTGCGGAATCTTACGGTATTGTTTACAGATGTGATAGCGTTATCGGGATGATTGCCACCGAGAAGATGCAGGTCGAACATACGATGTACATGAAGAATCTGAAATGTCGTGATTCGAAATACAAGAACTTCTTCGCAAAGTTTGATACTGAGTTCTCAAAGATGAGAATCATAGAAACTGGGGAACTCATAAGCCCAGAAGATTATCAGATTTTCACATAGGTCTTCTGATCAAAGAGAGGTACTTTCCTTGCGCTCTAATGGTCTTAGTGGTACTTACATAGCATCGACAGCAAGAAAGCCCAAGGAAAAGGCAAAGAGAAAGCCCCCCACACCATCCAACCAATCTTGGGGTGTTTTTTTTTTTTTTTTTTTAATAAGTGGTTATTGATTTCTATTTTCCTCCACCATCTTCTTCATCGTCTCCTTTCCAAAAGTCACGTTTTACACACTTCAACCTTGTATAAAAACCTCTATCGGAACGATAGACATAAGAAAGATCATCAGAGACGTATTGGCCAGATAGCATATTGTCGAATCTGATCCCTTCTTCTCTGTCTCCTGCTCTGTCTCTCTCTTCTCTTTCTCTTTGTATGAAAATCGGGATTTGTTGACATACACGAACGTAGTTGTTTATATCCATCAAGTGACACTCAAGACCAAATCGTGAAGATGACTTTCTTTGTAGGAGGTTTGACATCTTTGAGAAGTAATAGTTCTTGTGAACATTTTCAGAATATTGCTCGATGAAGTTCACTGATTTATGAACTGTTCGATCAGTCAGTTTGTGACTATCACCTTCGGTTTCCAAGCTCTTTTGGAAGAACTCTTTGTATTCCGAGGAATCATGGTCATAGTAATGACAGCTTATTTTATTACCGTCTTCTGTCATATCTCCGATAGAGTTCACAACACGATAATACGAGATTCCGTTCTCTGTCAAGAGCTTTACGTTAGCATTTGACAAGAAGAATGGTGTCATCTCAGATTTTTCCTCATCACTCGTATCGAAATCACGATCGCCATACTTCAAAGATTCTCTCACTTTTCGAAGATCAATGTCGATATCGAAAAGTTCATTGACCTCGACAACGTTCAAGTAGTAGTATTGATCAACAAAAACTCTGAAGAAAGATTTGTCGTCTTTGTACATTGAAGGTATGAGATCAGTCTGCAGGAACTCTTGAATGGTGATGTTCGGACAGATTCTCGTCATCACGTCATCAGTCTTCGTGTCGTTTGATGCAAATCCAAGACCGAACAACTTCGCAATGTCCTGCAAAGTGTCAAAAGATGACTTCTTCCCAAACGATTTCACAATATCGTGATGAAAATCTTCGATTTCAAGTATACCAAAGATAGTGATTCTCGCATTTTCTGATCCAGATGAGGATGAAGAGTTTATGATTCTGAAGTTCTGTCTTATTGGTTTGAAGTCTTTGTTATCTGAACGAATAAAAAGCTTTAGTACGTCATCTGTCAGAGTTCCATAAGACCTCATCACCCTGAAAGTGTCTTGGAGAGTACAAGAGATCGTGGGTAAAAAAGACTTCCCAATTGAAAGTTCAAAGCTCTCGATCGAACCGTGATCAAATTGGAATCCGTTAATATCGATAAACGGAGCGTATCTGCCGACACGCTTCTTTGTTTCTACTGGGATGTCCTTGATATCTGGGATTTTTATATCACCGTGCTTCTGGATATCAATCGTAGGATCAAAAATAACGACTACTTCTTTCATCTCTTCTCACCCTTGAATTCGCTCTTGGGAATCTGCTCGATTATGGTCGACATTGCGATATCAGTCGATCCATTGTAACCTTTTCGGAAGTATGAGAACTTTCGACGATGAACGTACATGTTCGACATAGAATCGACCCTGTAAAGTCTCCAACCCGATTCGGCAGACCATTCACGTCTCCCACGTCTCCCAGATTTTGAAACAGAACGAATCTTCATTTTGCCCTTGAGATTGTCCTCTTTGTCTGTTGATGCCACCATCCACGCACGGAGATATTGACGAATCTTGCCGTCGACAACTGAATAACCATAACAATACGGTTCTACAAATCTGGGACCTGGGAGCACACCGTCATCATCTCGAGAATAGTAGAATTGCACGTAGTATCTTTGCCGTATAGCAGATTGTAGAACACTTCCGTTTATGTCTCCGATCCCCTCAAAGATCTTCAATTTCTTCATATCGGTCGAATATACATTTCGTTATTTACAAATGCTTCCGAAATACGGTCAGAACGAAACTCTAAATAACGAAATCGCTTCTGATGAATATCAAGAAACTATACGACGACATAACGGAAGGTAATCTCACAACAGGCATTGTCGATGATCTCTTATGGAAAGATGCAGAGAGAATCAAGACTGGGAAAGACAGACCACAAGACCTTGATTCTCTGCTGGAAATGTACTCAAAGTGGTATCTTTCGAAGAAATCACTGATCAGAATTGAAGATCCAACATTTCTCTCTTTCAAGATAATCATCGACTGGACATCACCACTCTTTAGGAACAACGATAAGCGTGTTCAAGTGAGGAAGGAGAAAATGGGAGGTGGTGAAAGTCTGTCGTATTACTTAGAATCGGTAAATCAAACTTGGAGAAAGGAAAAACTTCTGAGTTTCCAAGGAAAGATGCGAGAACTAATGACCACAAGATTCCACTACATGAAGTCAATGGATGGACTTGGAAGTTTTTGGAAGATACAGCCAAAAGTCGCATTTCTCCCACAAGAAATAACCATTAGCACGATAGAATCGATGGACATGTTCGTATCTTCGATGGCGGACGACTATCTTCACGCAACGTACGACTATCAGAACATGAAGAACGTTGCACCGATCAATCTTCGACGATTTGATATGATTATAGTTATTCATGAAGTCAGAAACATAAAGTCGATGCTTTCGAACTACTTCAATGGTGATGAGAAGTACAAGAAGATAATGGAAGAACACGGTGGTGAATCCGACAGATTCATAAAAGACAAGGATGGAATGGTCTTCCTCAATCCTTACCTTGGAACTCATGCCTACAAGTTTACAGATTGTGAGTTCGATTTTTCAGAAACTTTCTCTTATCTTTCGAGTGTCTCCAATGAAGGAGGTAAAGAAGTATCCACAAAGTTTAAGATATCACTCGGTCGTATGGATTTCAGATATCACGATCTTGATGTGTTCTCGGAATCGGCAAGAAAGAAGAGATTCCTCGAGGAAGTAGAACCGCACGTTTATCAAAGATCAGAGAAACAATCAGAAATCTCGAGAGAGGTCAGAAGATTTACCACAGATGGAGAGAAATCTTCATCTTCGGGGATTGGTGATATTCTCAAGAAGGTAGCAATTGAAGAAGCTCGCAAAACATCCGAAGCTGTTACAAGAGCTATTGATAACCAGATAAAGGGGACTGTTTCACACGCAACAAAAGCTCTGAAGAAGAAGCTCGATGAACTTGAAACCGAGTTCAGACCTTCCAACGTTGCAGGTAGATTTGCGAACAAACAAGCCAAGAAAGCAGGTGATGTTGCAAAACGTGCTATAGACAAGGTAGACGCTGGAGCAGATACCGCTATTTCGAAGTTGAAAGCTTTCATGGGTGACACAGGAAGTGCAGGCAATGATTCTGAACAAGGTGGGCAGATCATCAAAAATCACAATGATCAGTTCGGCACATCAAAGGAAGAGACCGCAAAAGCACTGAAGTCGATAAAGGAGAGTTCCGAATTCGAATTCCCAAGAAGACAAGAAGATGACACTCGAGAACAGCTCCGTGAAATAATAACCGAGAATAAATCGAAGTTTGAATATGTTCGATCTGTTCTTGAAGAATCGATGAGACAAAATGGATAACTACAAGGCACTTCACAGAAGGAAAACAAAACTGAAGAATCTCGGGTACGATTATAGAGGAAAGATCATGCAAAGGTCGCTTTCTTCTATAATCTATCTTAATGAAAATGTTGAAGGATTCTTGAAGTATATCGAAGACATAATGACGCATCTTGTATATTCCGTGAAATCTATCAAGAAGAGAGTGAACTTCCTTGTCGATAAAGATGAAGACTACATCAATTAAAGACATCCTCGGGGAGGATCTTTTCAAGGAATATGAACGTGTGATGCGGTCGACGGCAGAAGTCGATATGTGTAAGATACACTTCGACGAGATTCCTGCATGTCCTCTGGAAGGATGTCACTTGACGATACCTTCCGACATAAAGCCGATAATCGACAAATCACTATTAGAAACTGTTGGCAAACTTACAAAACAAGAAGAACCTCCATTTTCAATCGATGAATGTTTATCTTCTATAAGTTCTACAATCAATAACGTATCTGCAAGAGTAGACAAAGATAAAGACACGATCCGAAGAATCCTTGAACTTTGTAAAGATCTACCTTTGATTTATGCGTGTTCCTTTATCCATGAGCGATCACTCAAAGATAGATCGAAGATAACTGGACTTGAATCGGGAATACCTTCGAAGGTTTATGATGTCTTCAAAAATGCTCATCAAAAGGGAGCTTCACCAATAGAACGAGTTGAAGATCTCTCTCGAAAACTTAACTTTGAGAGTTTGGACAAACTTCTCGAATCTCTTGATTATGCTCTTCGTATATTCAACAACTGTCTGAATAGCAAGCGAAAGTATGATTCGAAGAATGCGATAAAGATATTCGGGAAGAAGGATGGGAAGAGACTAAAGTCGAGAATCTTTCATCAATCTTACGTAGAGCACTTCATCATAGACTTCTGTAACAAGTTCGTAGTTTTCGACACAGAACTCAAAGAGAAGCAGATCGTGGACGACTTGAAGAGTGTGAAATGCGTGATGAAGTCAATGATCGGGGATGAAGGTGTTAAAGATCAATCGAACACCAACACTAATCAAGATGCCGATATGTCTTTACGAGAAATCTCCAGAAATCCAAAGGCTTATGATATCACAAAGCCTGCTTACTGGAGAAAGTTCACGAGTTTCTTGAACATTGTCTCGGTGATTCCTACGTATTGGACAACTGGTATAATCCTTCCACCTTCCACACCGATCAAGCTCCCGATCATCCATAAGTTCATGGTGGTCATTCCTGCAGTCATCATCGGCAAGATCTTCGTGGTGTGGTTAACTATTAACGGTGTTGTAGTTTTTCCAACGATGCTTGAAATAGACCTTAATCGAAAAGTCTCCTCGACATGGAGGATTCTCTTCCGTGGAGGATCTGTGAAGATAAAGGACAACGGAGGATCGATTGTTATTAACACAAACTTAAAGACGGAAATGGAAAATGGAGGATCAGCAATAGTCGACACTGATCCTCCATCATTCCAATCTCTGGCTATCCAATCTGATGATTTCCCACCTTTTGAAAGAATGGGGATGAACAATTTACAATTCATAGCTTTTCTCAACGAGATGATGAGAAAGCAGACACCTTACATGGGACTTTTATAAAGTAACGACGATATGCTCCAAAATCCAAACCCTAATAACGTCAGAGGATATAAACAAGGCTACTACATTCCAACCAATAAAGAGAAGTTTGTCGGTCATTTGAACAAAGAAGGTGTTCCGTACAGATCATCTTTGGAACTCAAGTTCATGAGACTTATTGATGCGAATCCGAATGTAGAAAAATGGACATACGAACATCCAGACACAAAGATCTCGTACTTCGATCCAATGATGCAAAAACAGAGGACTTACTACCCAGATTTTTGGATGCAGATGAGAGTGAAGGGAGAGTTAAAAACGTTCCTCATAGAAGTAAAGCCTTACTCACAAACCCAGATTCCGAAGAGAAGTGCAAAGAAATCGAAATCGACATATAGCAGAGAACTACAGACGAATCTGAACGTAGAAGTGAAAAGAAGATCTGCAGAGAAGTTCTGCGCAGAGAGAGGTTGGAAATATCTCTTCGTGACAGAGAAGTTCTTCGCATGAGGAAGTATTCTTCTGATTAAAGAGAGGTACTTTCCTTGAGCTTGAGTATAGTTTCCGCTATTTTCATCCCACCGATAATTCTCGAGCACAAGGAAAGTACCTCTCTTTAATTAACAAGTCTTGGCTTCAATCCCAATACACAGAAAAAGCGCGGCCGCGTCGCCCCGCCCCCCTCTCCCACCATTTTTCGTTTTTCAAAGATAGCAATCAAATCACCATTCTCCAAATACTTCTGCTTTCTCATTCATCTTTTTCATCTTGTGTTGAACAACACGCTCTCTTCGCCATTCACATAGCGAACAGTTGCATCTTCCAACTGATATTTGCTTGTGTTTAAAGATTCGGACATAACGAGGATTCTTTCCACGGATTTCAGCTAAAAGTCGACCACGGTACTTGAACATCTTATAGCCATTTCCACGAGCAACTTTCTCAGTATCCAAGTACCTATCTCGTTCAAATGTGATAGAAAGTTCACCATCGGTAAGCGCCTTACGTTTTAAAGTCTTCTTCATCATATACGGAAAATCTGTGGTTTATTTATAAGAGAATACACGAAAGGGGGTAGGTCTTTTTTTTTATTATACCCCCCTTTTCTCCACAAAAAAAAAAAGGAGAATATAAAAAAGAAGGCGAAGTATGTTGTCATCACTTTTGAGGAAATTTCCGACTTTACTACAGACGTTTAACACGTAGACAAACGATAATGAAGATTTATTGCTGAATATCTGCAAATCGGAAACTATGATTGATAACCGTTTAGATGACTGCAGATAGTGCCGACAGGAGCACGAAGCCATTAACCTTAGATTTTCAATGCAGGAAATCTGCTATCTAAACGGATGTTTTCTTAATGTTTTCGTCGAAATCTTTACTACAGACGGTCTATGAGCCAGTTATGAATAGTTATGTTTGCTGTATGTCTATAAATCTCGACATTGAGAATTCTTTAAAAGAACGCTTCCCAAGCTGATTGGGGGTTTTGACAATCTATCAGCGGACTTCGTATTAGTAGGAGCAATAGCGATTTTGTTTGCTGTGAATCCGAAAATTGTCAAATTGAGGAGAGAGTGGGATTCGAACCCACGGATCGTTTCCGACCTTCAGTTTTCAAGACTGATGCGATAGACCGCTCTGCCATCTCTCCAACGAGTTTTTTACTTGCACAGAGAGGTTGGTGGAGCATCACTATAAATCCTAAACGCTCTCTCAATCTACCCACAGCCGTATCATCATCATGGTTCAAACCACTAGGGATTTTAGCTTCTCCGATGAGGGCTTTGTCACTCTGTACAAGAGACTTTTCTGATAATCTCACACGTTATCAAGGTTGTTCTTTACCTATCGACCTATAGTCCCATTAATCAAAGACCAAGTCGAGTGATAGAGTTGTCGTTCAATATTGCGATACCTCCAAGAAAATCTCAACTCTATAAAAGACTTCTTAAAGATAGCTACTGTGTATCGTTTCAAGTAGCACTCAAGTCGCTTTTCTTTTTATTTTTTTTTGCGAAGAGAAGAGGATTCGAACCTCTATGACCTTTATGATCGATTTTCAGACCCTTTCTGAATCTCTTCATAAGTCTTATTATCTGATCTTCCTATCGGTTTCGTTTCCTTCTTTTCATTATCATTGATATCTGTTTGGCCAGATCATTTAGGCATAGTTTGTTTCTGCCTGATGATTATCCTAAAATAAGGACATCTTCCATTCACAGATAAATCTTTCTCGTCGTTTCCCTTTCTGGAATTCACAATCTCAAATTGTTGAGGATTAAACTTATGTAAGAATGTTATCGGAACTCCCATATAACCACTGTAATCTCGTGGTATGTTCTTAGTCTTATCAACATTTATACCATCATAATTGTCGTATTTGGGATATTCATGTTCGTGTCCATGATAACTTTTAATGAGCGAGATCTCATTATGTCGCATAAAGTTATCCAAATTCGTAAGCCACAGGCAATTATTGGTGGACACGATCCTGTTACCCGATTCGTCTATTCTTGTTTCTGTCCCATAAAGTTCATAATGAGATGGTACAACAAACCCAGAAATTCCTCTCCCAATATTCACACCAAGCCATACCTTATTATCTTGAATGAGTTTGAAGATTTCTTTGTAGGTGATGGCGTTGATATTCCCAATGATGAGAAAGAGTTTATTATATCTTTCTAATTGTGCCACATACTCACGGAACAACGAAAATGGTGGATTGGTAACAACTATGTCAGATTGCTCCAGCAAGGCGATACTTTCTTGACTACGAAAGTCGCCATCGCCTTCGAAGTAGACAACACCAGCGGTCTTTGGATCTGCATCGACAAGTTCTGTCCCTGTGTATTCAAAGAAAAAGCCACGACTGTTTTCCTTATAACAAGACGCAATCACCTTCTTAAGTCCCAATTTTTTGAAATTGGAAACGAAGTATCTGAAAAAGTTACTTGTCAAAGGATCATCACAATTGCAATATACAACTTTTCCCTTAAAGTGATTTTCATAATGTTGCAATTCTCTTTCGATATCAGTAAGTTGCGTGTAGAACTCATCGTTCTTCTGCTTTTTAGCCTTCTGAAGCAACTCGTTAGTAGCCTTTCTTGTCATACTTTGATCACAGTTTCAATTATTCATCTGAGTTTAGTTGCCTAGGCAATCCCACTCGGTTACCATCCCAATATCTGCTCAGTAGAGATCTTCCGAGTAAAGAACCGTCTTCTCATCGTCGACTTCTACTTGACCAGATTCTTTAGCTATCTTGCAAGCTTCATACCTATCAACAAATCTTCCTTTGGAAGTATAAAAACCTTGATCCTCTGGTTTTTCGGAGACTTCATCTTTAAACCTTATGAATATGTCGTGATGACGATATCCGATTTCTATGAGATGAATGTCGTTATGATGATAGTTGCACTTCTCTCTCGGTACGATCCTCTTTATTGCAGAACAGAGAATCCTTTCCATTACAGGTCTTTTTCTTCCGCTAAGATTTTGTCGAACTCAAGACGTAGACAGCGGAGATAGCCGTGCATGTACTCATATTTAGTCTGTTTGAAGAACTTTTCATCTGGTTATAGTTTTTCAAATTCTGAAGACTGGACGAAATCGAGTTGTCGAAGAGTGACTTCTTTGAACCTTTCATAACTATTTAAAGCTTTCCGTCTTCTCTGTTCGTATTCTTCAAGCATAACTGACTAATTGTTGATGATCTTTGTGACAGCACAGAACTTTTTCAATTTTTCTCCGAGATCAAGAACATCTTGCTCGTTCTCTGATTCATAAAGAACTGGCTCATTTTGTCGAACAAGCTCCATAGCAATACTAAGTGAGATATTTCGATGATCCATTAGGCACTTTATAACTTGGAGAGGTGCTTGACCTTTGTCTATGAGGATTAATTTGTACATTCTGTTGATATTTTTATTGTTTCTCTAACTGATTTCTAACCGCCATCTCGAAGAATGTCAAGAAGGTGATCGCATCTTCTCTTCTTGCAAACAAGAAATAACCAATATCCACACATTCAAAAGTCACGATATGTTTATACTTCTCGATTGATCTGATAATCATCCTTGGAGGGGATGAGAAGAAATATTCATTGAGGATATGATGGGTGATGATATTACATGCTTCGGAAACAGCATTGCTATGATCTTCGCCTAGATTGTGATTAATATCCTTTATCTTTCCGCTAATCCCTAGGCATCCGTAACATGTTAAGATTATATCATCAGTTATGGTGGACTTCTTCAGATATGCATTGAGGTTCACTTTAGGTCTGTCTGAATCTGTGTAATCTCCCCATTTTCCATCATAGAGCCTTCTATAAAATATGATGGATTCATATAAACCGATATGTGGAGTAACGCAATCTTGTGTTGATTTATCGAAGTGACTATTGATTGTTTGGTATGCATTGCAGATGCTGTGTGCAACAGTCCTATATCCTACATTGACATATCCAAGGATTGTGCTTTCATCATAAGGTGTTACAGCAGAGATCCAGCGGACACAATCGTCGTCATCACTTGCATATTGGATTTCGAAGTCAAACTCTGGAGTGAATTTATCACTGTGTTCCTTGCATCTCTCGAAGATCTTTCGCATAGCATAGGAAACACATCCATAAACACCACCATGTAGTTTCTCTGACCTATCTGTACTTACCACCTTCATACAGATAGGTCTTATAATAGACATTCTCATTCCCAGTCATGGTCTCTTCTGTGCAGTCGATAGACAGTTCATTTTCATTACCCAATGAACGTGGTGTCTCCACATGGAAAACTATTTTTCGAGAAACAGTTTTTCCTTCACCAATTTCTACCTCACCAATTTCTATCTCATCGTTTGTAACAAAAACATCATAACAAGAGGGAGCTATGTTATGCATGAGGAGATTTGAGATTGAACCCTTTTCCAGATTATTCATGATTTTTCTTGGGTGTTCCAAGTAGGGCTTGAACCTACGACCTACTGATTATGAGTCAGTTGCTCTTACCGACTGAGCTATTGGAACAAATATCCAATTGAACGAGTGATTGATTATTAATTAATGACTGACTGACCTTTATCGTCTTTTTTTTCCAGAAATCTTATAAAAAACCTTCTTAGAACGTTTTGCTGTATCCAAAAATGTCACAAAGATCTCTCAATGAATCACTCTCTAACATCTCATGGACATTGTTATAAACCGTACCAAGAAGGTTAGATCCTCTCCATTTCGATTTATCCAAGATGCGAAGATCAGTTTCTGCAAGTCCACATCCCCAGATCTTGTCATAAGGACTGGCTTCTACAAACTCATAACCTTCATCTATCAGTTTCTTGTAGTGATCCCTTATTTCCTTGGAAGATCTTAACTTCATCATCACTACAAAGAGCATCACGTCATATCTCACTGACGACCATTTTCCGTCATTGTAGTTTCGAACAAGTCTTCCAAGTTCTTTACAAAAACGAGGATTATCCGAGTTCTTAAGGATTTCCATTGCGATATCTTCATCTCCGAAGTACTTCGCTTTCAAGAACATGAACAAAGATTCACCACAGTGAAAACGGAGACCTTCGTAATGGATCTCGGATTTGTAGAAGTTGCTGTAAAAGTCTGAACCAGTGAAGAAAGCTACTAATCTATAAGCTTTGAAAATTTTCATCGAGTTTCTCTTGTTTTTGTGATTCCAGTGGGGATCGAACCCACAACCCCTACATTAAAAGTGTAGTGCTCTACCTGTTGAGCTATGAAATCTGAACCAAACTTAAACGAATCAATAAATGACCAATGGATGATTAATGACCAATTATTAATCGATCGCTTCGATGTTCTTATTGTAGATGTCAAGATGTTAGTTTCATTGATGATTTTCGAGGATTTTCGAAAACTATTCAAGACCATCACAGCTATTCATGTCAAAAACGACAATCTCCGATGAGTTTATTCTTTTTGATAAAA